ACACTAAGGTAAGTGAAAATTCTGACATGGCAAAATCCTGGGCAACTTTTTGTTGCTCAGGCACTTATAAATAATATTAAACTATAGTGTTGCGGAATTAAGGATTATTTAATTAGTTTGAAATCCCCCTATGGGGTGGTGCTGCTTAGTTCAATGGTAGAACGTCCGCCCAAATCGGAAAAAGGTTGTGGGTTCGACCCCCACAGCAGCAACTATGACTTTTGGTTTGATAAAGGATAAAGATTATGGGATATTATGATAGATTTAACAAAGGAGGAAAGAAGCCTAAACGCCAAAGGAGCGAAAAGCAAAAGTGGGTTGACAAGCTAGATAGACTTATGTCGGTTTATATCCGTATGAGAGACTCTAGAGAGTTTCACTATAAGTACTTCAGATGTATCAGTTGTGGACGAATATTGCCAATTGACCAAGCCGACAATGGGCATTATTGCGGACGAACTCATATGAGCTTGCGCTTTGATACACGTAATCAGAATGCGGAATGCAAACGATGCAACAGATTCTCTTCTGACCATCTTATCGGTTATAGAAAGAATTTAGTAATGAAGCTTGGAAGATTGGCTTATTTGCAAAAGCATCCTCACGTTCCTTTAAATATGGAAGAAGTTAAGCGGCTCGGAGAGCAACAAGTTGATTTATTGGAGGTAATGAAACATCAAACAAAGAATTGGTCTGTGTTTGAATTACAGGAACTCTATAAATACTATGCGGCTCTAATTCTGAAAATGAATGAAGAAAAAGATAATCAATAAGGTTTAAATAATGTTACCGCATTAATAATAAACACTAATTTATTTGCATTATTAAATTATTCTTCGTACCTTTGCAATCGTCTTGGTGAGACACACCATAAAAACTGTAAGGTCTTCTCTAAAGGCTTTTGTTATGCATAAGACTTGTGCATTCCTATATAGTAACAAAAGTGATTTCATATTATTTGTGAAATGAAGTTTAAATTAAGACCATATCAAGAAGAGGCAAGCAAGAAGGCTGTTGAGTTTTTCTTGGATAAGAAGAAAAACTGGAACGCTCTGGAAGTGCTTCCTACTGCATCGGGCAAATCATTGATTTTGGCAGATATAGCTGCTAGACTCAAGGATAAAGTGCTTGTGTTCTCTCCTACTAAGGAAATTTTGGAACAAAACTACAATAAGTATTGTTCTTATGGATTTGATAATGCCAGTATCTATTCCGCTAGCTTTAAATCAAAGGAAATCAGCGATGTTACTTTTGCTACAATTGGTAGTGTGAAAGGACATCCCGAATTGTTTACTGACTTCAAGTACATCTTGATTGATGAGGTTCATTTAGTGAAACCTGAATCCGGCATGTATAAGGAGTTTCTTGATAAATTAAAGAGTAAGGTCATAGGCTTAACCGCAACACCTTTCCGTTTGTATTCCTATCAGAACTATGGTAGCATACTGAAGTTTCTGACAAGAAGTCGAGACAAGATTTTCAAGGAGCTTATTTACTATGTTCAAGTTGAGGATATGGCTAAGAACGGATATATCTGTCTGCCAAACTATTACTCTTGTCCACCGCCACAATGGAACGAAGGAAACTTGCAGCTCAATTCAACTTGCCGTGATTACACTGACCAAAGTGTTAAGCAAGAATATGAACGTGTAGATTTGTACGGATGGCTAGTTAGTGTTGTCAATAGATTACTTAATCCGAAACGAGGTGGACAACGTAAAGGCATCTTGGTTTTTACCAAGTTCGTTAAAGAAGCTCAGATGCTAACCTATTCCATACCTAACTGCGAAATGGTCTGCGGAGAGACACCACCTAAAGAACGTGAGGCTATCATCGAGCGTTTCCGCAATGGGCAGACTAAGGTACTGGTAAATAGCCAAATCTTGGTCGTAGGCTTTGACTATCCGGAGTTAGATACTGTAGTGTATGCAAAGCCAACACGCTCTTTAGCGCAATACTATCAAGTTGTAGGAAGACTTCTTAGACTATCAAAAGGAAAACAGCCTTGGTTTGTTGACCTTTGCGGTACTTATGATAGATTCGGAAAAGTTGAAGACTTGAAATTGTTAGACCAAAACGGCAGAGGGAAGTGGGTAATAATGAGTGGAAACAAACAATTAACAAATGCATTTTTTTAAGATATGGTAGTAAAATTAGACGAAAAAGCATGTAGCTTGGATGCAGATGAATTGGTCGCTTTCGTCCGTCTGTCATTTAATGCTGACAAAGACGGATATGTGTATGGGAGCAACAAGGAATTATCGGATAAGATAGGTATGTCGGTAGCCAAGACAAAAAAAGCTATTGATGGACTATTTGAGAAGCAAATGGTATCTATCGGAAACGGAAAACTCTTTATTTGGAAGCATGAAGACAATATTGAATTTGCTGAAGGTGAAGAATCTAAACCACACAAGAATGAACCTGAACGAATAGCATTGAATAACGTCCCTAGTGTAACACAAGTGGATGATAAAGCAAAAAAGGTGTGCGAATATTTCAATAAGGTTATCGCTGGAAGAGGAATGCCTTTAGTTCATGCCCTGACATCGAAGAGAAAGTCAATGATTAATTCACGGCTTAAAGAATATGGGAGTGAGCAAATGAAACTTGTAATTGATAAAGCCGCCGCATCTGGATTTCTTAATGGTAGTCACGGATGGATGGCAAGTTTTGATTGGATTATGAGACCGAATAATTTTGTTAAAGTATTGGAAGGAAATTATGATGACAGAAAGCAAGGAACTAATAAAGACGCAGAGCAAGGCTATTATCAAGAGTCAGCCAACCTCGTACAGCGTCTCAATCAGCAGAGAAAAGCAACGAATATTCAATGAGTACGGAACGTTCGATGACGTTCTAATGTCTTTCTCTCCATCAAGCCAAGTAGGTAGTAAGATGTCTATCGGGAAAGCTTTTAAGAGCAACGCACCGACACTAACTTATCTTGACCTGTGTTATGGAGAAGGAAGTGCAATAACATGGCTTGTGGCATGGGTTTCAGACGTATATGGTATCTGTGGCTTTGTTAATAATGAGGTTACGGACAATATTAAGATAATGACTGCAAATGCCATAAAGGATGAGTATTATTTCCTTAATCTGAACGAGCTGATTACTTTCTTCAAGATGTTTATTGCCGGAAAGTTCGAAAAATTCTACAAAAAGCCAAATCCGCAAGTCATTACCAAGAGCTTGTACACTTTCTGCTTTCAACGGAAGGATGCCGTTAATGCTATGGAAGCAAATATGCAGAAAGAGAAGGAGGCTAAAGAAGATGAGGCTATCAAACAAAATGCCATCACTTATGAAGAATGGGCGGCAATAAAAAAAGCTAAAGGAGAAGAAGTCTACATAGAACTTATCGAAGACGATAAAGGCAACAAGCTTTTTCGAGTTAAAGTCCCAAAAGAAGACGCAAGGTTAGACTCGGCTTATATGATAGTCAAGAATACTACAAATGCCGATTTCAAGGCTATATGCAAGCTAAGAGAATGTTTCGTTAAGAAATATGGTATAGACCCATACGATTTGATTAGAAGTTTAGGGAACAAAAAACTTAGAGAATATGAAGAAAGAAGAAATTGTCAAGGCAATCATTAAGAACCTTAGAGATGTAAATGGCAAAAAGTTCCGCAAGGATGATGTTCAAGCCATTGTGAATTATTTCATAGACCTCACAAAGCAATCGTTGCGCAACAGAGACCGTGTTATGATACGTAGCTTTGGAACATTTGTGGTACGACATAAAAATCCCAAGCAAATTAATTGCGTGCGAACTGGAGAGAAAACGATGACAAGGGAGAAAGACCATGTAGCTTTCATTCCGTCTAATGATTTTGACTTAGATTCAATAGTGTAAAATGGAGATAGCAGAAATAGAACAGATTATAGAAGCTTGCAACTTTGATGTTGCTAGCCAGACCCAAAGAGCAGAAACATTCAACGTAATTGACGCTATTGTAGAAATGCGCAAATACGAAGGTCGTTTCAACGCCAAACGTTGGGAATATGAAAATGTTAACGGACGTGGCACGATAGAAATATATTCGAAACTCGTTGCCGGAACTCTAGAGGACAAATTAGCAGAGTTTGCTATTACATTATTCTCAATGGCCAATAAGTACAAGATGAATGTCAAATCGTTGAGGCTAGACCCAGATTCAATGAGAGACCGTTCCTTTGAAGACTTAATGATGTCTATGCTGAAGATTGAAATGACACATTACCGAGTGTTCAAGAAGATTATAATCTTGATTGGTATGCTTTGCGGATATTGCATGATGAATGGTATTGATTTGTTGTGGTTCGTTAATAAGAGACTTTTGGTAAACATTAAGTAGGCTAAAATATGAATAAGTTAAAGTTAATTTTTACGAGTACGGATTTCGCATCTTATACGAAGAGTACTATGGGTATGTTATGCAAGGTTCTGATACGAATTCCATACCTTGTACTTGTTGGCATAGTTAGTACAACATGCTGGCTTGCTAAGTGTATTGTAAGGTTCTGTAAGGAGGACACAAAGGCAGCGGTAATTATCGGTTTTGTTCTTTGCTTTATAGTTATGTTTGTTGAGTTTGTCTATTTTAAGATTCAGCTAGCAAAGAGTTCATATCAGACAAGTGAACTAATTAAGCGAAACTATGAGCTGGAGCAAACCGACAGATACGATATTGGCTTCCACGATGCGATGGCAAAGAACAGAGAAATGCTTACACAAAATATTAAGCCATGACGGATGAATTTAAAGATGCTTTTACAAGAGCACAATCCTTGCAGAGGAGATTCAATCCTGATTACATGAACTCCTTTTCGTTAGCGATTAAATACGATAGCTATTACGAGGAATACATGGAGATTGAATTGAGAACAGATAATGACAAGTTCTTTATTTCTACATTGACATGTGTTTATGAGGAGGATTATACTCTAAGATTAGACGAATTAGAAAAAACAATAGATAAATTATTAACAGATGAAGACGGAGAATAAAAAAGTTATTTTTGTAAGCCTGTTGGATATTATAAGTATTCCATCGGGTAATGAGCATCCTGTAGATATTACGGATTTTCAGCTTAAGCACGATTTCTTTAGAGCGTTGCAAGCAGATGATAATATAGTCCGTGTCAACATCTTAGGATATGACAAGAACCAAGTAATGTATTCAAGCGATATAACATTCGCAAAAATGCTATCGGTTATTACTTACGAAATTGCTATGTATGCTGATAAGGCGGTAGTTCCATATCGCTCTACTGATAATATTGATGATACTTTTGTTGATGCTGCAAAAGGCACCGAGAGTATAGAGTTTCTCAAAGACAAATCTAATTGGCTGATTATTGGGAACGATGATCTGGCTGACAAATTTGGGATTGACAATATAACAATGGAGAATTTCGTCAATGGAGAACTTGGAGAATATTCTGAAGGAGCTAAGGCAGCAGAAAAGAGATAAACATATTAAACCGGAAATCTTGACCTTAGCAACCATAAAGAATAGGTACGGAAAAGACCCGTTACCTGAGTTACGCAATTTATGGGCAAAAGGACTGGTTAAGAATTGTAGAACTTTAAATGATTTAGGCTTTATATATAATGGATAAGGAGTTAACAAAGAAGTTAGTAGCACAAGGCAAGGCTTATGTACTTGACTTGCGAGGTGGTAACGTTCCTTATAAGGAAGGTAATGCTGCGGCAGTTGATTTTTACTGCCCACAAGATGTAGTTTTGAATATGCCTTGGGTGAAAATGGGTAGAGGTCACATAAACCTGCATTTAGGTGTAGAACTTCCTAAAGATGTTGGTTTGGATATTCGTTCACGTTCCGGTTTTACGGATAAAGGTATGCTTGTAGATGTGGCTTTCATCGGCAAGGATGAAACACAAGTTGGCTACATGACTAATGTGAGAGCGGATATTGATATTTGTCTAGGTTTGGTTGATGAAGACTACAGGGACGATATTGGTGCGCTTTATAGAGTTAATTCCGACCGTTATATGCCGACAAAGGATAGCAAATTTAAGCTTGATTCAGATTACGACTATTACGTTTTCGTAGTCAAGAAAGGTACTCGTATTTGTCAGGGTGCATTCCGCAAGGTAGAAAATCCAGATTGCATACTTGGAGAGTTGAATATGGAAAATAATCGTGGAGGAGGATACGGACATGGTGGAACAAAATAACAATGAATGTTGCGAATATGCTAACATGTATATCTTTGAGATTAGACATTTGGCAGACATGATTGAATGCAAGGATAATGCCGCTTTCGTTTCATCTCTTAGGGAGGACTTCGGAAAGCTCGGATTATTTTCAAGCGCAGCCAATTTCCTTCGTCTTATGTATGAGATTCGAGCATCTTCTGAAGACAAAGAAACCTTACGAAATCATATCAGCGTAATGGCGATGGAAGCCTTGCTTACGCTCTCTTGGTTTATTGTCTCAGATTATAACGACATCATCGGGTCGCAAATCGAGCTTTTCAAAACCAAGAATAAGTGGTATGGAAACGCTTTCTCTGAATGTTTCTCTAAGGATGGTTATCCGTATGCATTCGGTCATTTGCAAGAGAAGATTAATCGTATTTGCTCTTTGCTTACTTTGAACGAGGATGCTAAAGAAGAGCCTATTCTTGACAGCTATAAAGACTTGTTGGGATATTGCATTTTAACTCTAATAGAAATAAAATGAAATACCGGATTAAAAGAATAGAAAAAGTTATCAATGGGCAGAGTTCGTTTGAGCACTGCTCGTTGGTAGTTTCCGACATAGAAATGTTTAGAAAACAAATAGATGCAGACGAGGTTAACTTCGTCTATGAAATGTTGAACTAAAAACGGAAAAGAATGAAAGAACCAGACATTGAAATGAATCTAAAGAAAATCATGGAACGCATAAAATGGATTAGAGAAACTAAGGCCATCTTATCCAAGGAAGAAATAAGTCTTTCCATTCCATTGATGCAAGATTTATCGCAAGTAGGCAATATTTACGATAAATTTATGAGCTATCATGCCGGACGAAATTCCACAATGGTACGCAAGCAATTTATCTTTGTTATTCTTTACCTTTATTCTCCTAGTGCCCTCGGCGGTTCTAAGATGAGAAGAGGGTTAAGAGAGAAAATCGCTAAGGTTTTGGGGTGTACATGTTCTAATGTGAGCCATGATTACAAAAATATCAGTTTCTATTATGTTACTTACCGAAGTTTCCGTAATGACGTGAATGAGATATTGGATAAGCTATTAATAGATTTGGGTTTAAAAGAGATAGGGGAAGAATAACTTCCCCTACCCCTTTTTAAAGCAATCGCAACTCTTGTTTAATACCAAGCTTTTTTGACTCTTTATTAAAGAATTCTACTTTATGTTTTACTTTTTCTTTAAACTGCTCGAACAATGCAATTAAAGCTTCTTGCTCGGTATCAAAAAGTGATTCCTCTCTAATTGTATGCTGTTTAGTTCGTTCACAATAGTCGGGTTTGTATTTATAATCTATCCACCAACCTGAAGGATTAAATTCGTTCCCCTCGAACCAAGAAACGTTGCAGCATCCCTTTATTATACAACGTTGCGGATGTTCAAACCAACCATCTATATACCAAGCTATATCACCATTCCTATATTTTGGGATAGGTCTTTCCTCTTTGTTCGTATACTTATATTTTCCCATATTCTCGCTTTTTATTACTTATAGAAATTTCTATCATAAATACCTGATAACTTTTGCATATCTTCCTCTGTTATATAGTATTTTCGATTTAACTGATATTGAATATAATCTCCATACTCTACATCTTTACATGGAAAGAGCTTTCCGTTATCAATTCGTTTAAATACTATATTATAATCTGTCCTCACTCCCTTATTAATAATTGTGAAGTGACTTCCTACAGACTCTCGCTTATCTATTACTTCATACCAAAAAGTTTTGCCTTTATGAGAATTATCATCAATAGCCGCATAAACAACAACTCCTATTATAAAAAGAAAAAATAAAAGCTTAAATAAATAGTTATCTTTTTCCATACACTTAACTCTTTTTTATTTTTAAATACTTCAACTTTGCGAATCGGTATGAATTGTATATTCCACCAAGCGTTTTATACACTTTAGATGTGAAGCACTGAATGCAGCCTGTATAATCATCAAAACCTAAGATGATATACTTATCTTCAAGATAACCTGCCACGTATGCACCAATGTCCTTACCTTTATAAAGAACTGGTTTTCCACAATACGCATTAAAAAATTCTTTATTTGTCATACGCTATACTATTTTAGTTCATCAAAGTCAAACCACTCAATCTTATCGTAGCACTCGTACAGAACTTCTATACGCTGTGTTCCGTCTCCTCTAGTGACAATCCATACATCATCACTCATCGCTCCGTAGTGAAGAGCCGTAGGATTTACGCCACCTCCACTATATCGGAACATCACCCACTTTCTTAAAGGTGGCTTATCTTCTTTTAGGTCGTGCCATAACGATGCAGCGTTCACATAAGGAACGTTTTCTGTATCGCAATCGGTAGCGTTAATCTTCTCTGTACTGAACGTCACTCCATCTAATTCATTGTAATCTACCTCATCCTTGTTGCTACAGATATTGAGGTAAATCTTCTTTGGTAAATTCTTTATTTTCATATTACTTAAATTTAATAATGAAAAAATCGGTATAAAGCCATTTGTTGGGGCATAAGCCTTTCTTTGGCTTGCCAATGCTAATACTCTCAATCTCCTTTTCAATACGTGAACTATCCTTGCGATAGCCGTTGATAAAGAGGACGTGGGTGTAAGGAATAACCTTTAACCACTTATTTTTTATAAATCGTGTTAATAACTGAGCAATAGTCTCATCAATCAAAAAAAATACTGTATTGCTTGTTATTTTTTCGTACTTATAAGGCTTTTTGATTTTATCTTTTACTTGATAGAATAATCTTTTCTGCCAATACATTTTTATTTCTCGATACTCCTCTTTCTTCTCGCCAGCTACAATCATGTCAAACCATTCCTTGCTGACGGTGAGGGGCAATACTTTCTTTTTCATACACTACTTATTTTTAATAAAAAACGTTCCATAACACCAATCGCTGCTTTCAACATTATCATGTAGTTTGGTGCATCTGCCAATAAACTCATTACCTTTATAATGCTTACAACGACTACATTCCTTTGAATTTCTCAAAATTGCACGAAATACGCTAACGTTAGCACTCGGACAATTTGACTTATTCCATCTGATAGTCGCTTGCTTGTAGAGATACTTTAATCTAGGTAAGAATCTACTATCTTCCTTAATTGAATATTCTGAATCGAAGTAACGAGCATCCATACTTCTTCTCATTATTTTCAAAATCTTCTTGGCTTGTCTAATCTTCATACGCTATAGTTTCTCCAACTTATTAATTATTTCGTTAAAGCGGTGCATATAATCGAAGTTTGGATTTTCATCATACTTGCGCTCCATTCTGTCATATAGCCAACGTAGATGCTCTGAATCCTCGTGGAACTCTTTAATATCTTGCTCGTCTAAGATTATTTGTTTCTTCATACGCTATTTCTCTTTTCCGTAATACTTTTTTGATAAGTCATTGAATCGCTCATAGTTTGGCAGCTTGGGAGAGATTTCAAACTTCATCGTTTTTACATCATACCCTCTATCAGTTATTTCTTTGACAAAATCTTTAGTAAAGACCTTATCGAAGAGATAATAAGCATCAGCTTGGGTCATAAACCCTAAAGGGTGATAAGCACCAATGCAGTTCTCTTTCTTATCCCAATATGCCGTTAGCTTTTCTTTCTTCTTCATCCTTACACCTCCTCCCAGTCTGTTGCGAGAATAGTCTCAGGAAGCAACCATAAAACTGGTGCAGCTCTTCCTACGCTATTATACATTAATGCCTCTGAACCAATATAGTTCTTATCAATGTATGCGTATGTGCCGTCCGCAAAAATCTTACGTCTCACTTTCTTTCCTTCCTTCATTCTTCTCAGAGCCTCCGAGAAGTCAAATGTTTCCTTCTTCATACGCTATTTTATCTTTCAATTACCATAACTTACCTATCAGATGATGCTCTTGCTTATTGAGAGCAATGCCATACTCGAACATTTTCTCGAAAAGCATAAGACGCTCCTCATTTGTAGCCAAACGAGTAGATTTCTTTTTATCATCGGTCATTGTGAAATGAGAGCCTACCATTAATCCCTTATCTTCCTTATTGAGATAAAGATAGCAGAACAGATTGTGGCATTCTGGTTTCCAACATTTGCATAACACAATCCAATAACCACAATCATCTATCACAACTATATTGCCTTCCGCAACTATCTCTTCAAATATATTTTTCTCCATACGCTACTTCTCCTTATCGAATTTGTTGCCTATAAAAGACCATCCAGAGCTTTCAACGATAGCTCTAAGAGAATAATTAATATGTCCAGTATCATCTACACATTTAAAACCACACAAAGAATCATCCCACTCTACTATGGCTACATTTCCGAGATATGGACTTTTTATCATATCACCTTCCCAAACCTCATTACCCTTGCAGTCTTTCAGACCTGTAAACTGACAGACGGTAGAAGGATCAATTGGTGATGTCAGTCGTTTATCGTAGTCTGTTATCCAGACATTATCAGAATCTTTGATGTGAACCAAATCACCTATTATCCATTTTCCATCCAAAGTCTTTTTTGCCTTGAACTTGATGTTTTCTATTTTCATAAACTATAATTCTTCTTTTTCAAATTCACTCTTTGGAACACGATAATAAACTGCTTTTCCAAAAAATTCTTCTACACCTTTTAAAGGCATTTCCTTTTCTAGAATATTATGTACCTTTGTGCCTTTTCTAACACTAATAGATATATAATCGTAGCTATTATTTAACATCAATAGCGAGTTATTTGTCATGTACACCTTGCCATTCTTGGAAAGATTACTATGATTTCTTGCAGGCTGGTAGTATAACCCACTAGCCTTATGTTTGATTCTGTAAGGTTTCGTCATAACTATTCCTCCTCTATTAACCTAAATCCATTAATATTGTACCATCTTGGCTTTTTCTTGCCATCTAACTTGCAACATATCTTTTTGTCGGCACGTATTCCTAAGACTTCTGTTCTATGGATATTATGATAACCGCCATAAATAAGACCTCCAAAAAGTAATCTTGCCCAATTAATTGTATTGTACTCGACTATACTTCCAAGATGAACTTTTCCCCATTCTTGTTCTGTCATAACTATTCCTCCTTTTCTATAAAATCACGTCCAACACGTTCTAACAACTCCAAAAAGATTCTGTGCTCATTATAGATAAGAAGCAAAGATGGGCTATATTTACATTGTTCTATCTTACGTTTACAATGAGATACGAGGTCATTATAAGCACTTTCTGATAGTCCCTTAATAGGTTCTACTTTCTTAATATTCAAATCATCCAACTCTATTTTGTTTACTGCTGCGTAGCCATCTTGTGCCTCCTTACAATAACTCTTCTCGCAAACCCATCCTTTGCAAAAATTATATTCAGAAATGATGTGCTTACGACAATACTCACAGATAGAAATACCGAATTTGTTTTGTAATTCTTTCCTGTTCATGCTCAATCCTCCAACTCTATATTATGTTCATCTGCGAAACTATCTTCTGCATCCTCACAATACTTACCCTCACAAAGTGATTCAGGATATGCTCTGTTAGTAAAATACTCTTGACAGCATAACTCACAGATTTCATTACCATAATTATTTCTCAACTCTTCTCTAGGCATTACTCATTTTCCTTTCTGACTAAATAGTCGTACATAGGCTTGCGCTTTCTACGATATTCCTTGCATACTTTTTCTGCCTCTTCCTCTGTGTCGCAAATTGCAACAACACCATCTGGATATGTGTCCCAATATCTAACGACTTTAAATTTTGTCATATTAATCCTCCAACTCTTTAATTAGCAAACTACTTTCCTTACTAAATGGCTTATAACCATTTTTCAGATACCATTCGAAAACAAAACTCTCGGATTCATCTTTATTAAATTCCAACCCGATTGTTTTTACTCCATTTAACTTAGCTTGTTGTTCGGCAAGTTGTAACAGACGTTTTGCAACGCCACATTTTCTATGAGTATCATCAACAAAGAGTGCATATATTAGAGCATCAGCTTTGCCGAAAATATCACTAACATATAATGGAATGGATATTTGAACAGAACCATGATTCTCTTCATCAGTTATTAGAATTCTGATTTCATCCTTCCAAGTCTGCTTTTGTATCATACTAGCCCTCCAACTCTTTAAGTGCCAAGACTAACTCATTTTGAATATGAATTGCCATACCTTCACTCAATTTTATTCTTTTTGAGCCAATCATCTTGGAAACATTATTAATGTGAACTATCGCTTTTTCTTTGCTCATTTCTTATCCTCCACAATAAAATGTTTTTTAATATGTTTCTCTGCCTTTAACCTAGACTTGAACTTATGTTCTTTAACCATCCAGCAAACATGCTGATAGTAATCTACGTATTCAATAATATAAGCTTTTCTGCTTACCTTTATTATCTTATACTCGTTACAATAGGTTCGATATTCAAATCTAATCATATTCCCTTCTTTTTACCACCTGCGAATGCTTGTGTCATGTTTATCGCAGATTTAACATCTTCGTACCTGACACCACAAACAGTTGCCACATCTTTAATTGCCTCATCTAATTTGAATTGTCTAGCCAAAAACTGATTATTCTTTATCAAGCCTACAATTTCTTCTTTTGTATGAATGCCTTTCCAAAACAGTTCGGTATGTGAGCCTCCTCTTTTTTCGTCAACGGAGAACGGAACACCATAGTTGGTGTAAACTTCTCCATGATGTTTTACAAGGTGGCGACCTGGATTCTTACAGATATTATTAACCCAAACTTCATTGTCACATTCACACCATTTCTTATATTCCTCCTCAGTCAGCGTTTCATCAATACCAATAGGGTAGTGTCCGGAACAACCATTTGTACCAAAATAAATAATCTTTGCCATATTCTCATTAATTAAAACCAACCTAGATGGGCAGCTTCATTCCACCCATACTTACCTTTACGCATTTCATCAGAGAAATTTACTCCACGCTTAATGCGCCACTTGCTTATCTTTCTTTTCTTCATATTCTAATCCTCCAACTCTTTAAGTGCCTTATTTAAATACATTGTAGCTTCATATCTTTGAGTGCTTACAAGCCAATTCATAGCTCTCAAAACTTTAAGAGAATTATTTATGTACTCTTTAGCTTTTTCTTTGCTCATTGCTTATTCTTCTTTTTTCTGTTTCTTTCTATATGCTTTAGTTGCGTAATACTTATATTGCCATATCGTTTATACATAGCTTTGAGATATGTAATATAGGCAGCTAATGTTATTTTGTCTGCATCCATATTCTCTTATTTTTACCCTCTCCCTTTTACAGGATTACTAAAGCTCATCAAACTCTTTCTGAATGCTATTTAAAGCCTTTTTTATAGCATTCTTTATGTCGGTAGATTCTTTTGGCGCATACTTGTTTATATCTATTAGAGCACACCCCAGTCTGTTTTCATTAACAGTCGCACCATTACAATATCTATTGATAACTACTCCATAAGCTTCAATAAAGTCGCTTAAATTGTTAGCTCTAGATAATTCTTCTTTTGTCATATCTTTAAATTTATGCCCGAAGGCGTTAAACACTAAATTCCATACCATTTCGAAATCATTGTCTTTATTCCTTGTTTTAAAAACTTCTTTTCACGTCTCTTCAATAACGACTTACTACGATTTACACAGTCTAAATACCAAAGAGACCTTTCTGTGTCGAAAAATCTTAAAGCATACAACATACCTACACCTCCATTTCGTTTTTAATACCCAAACCAAAGAGAAGGTGCTGCAAACTATGTACAAAAGGAAGTTCTACGCATATACTGCTACTATAATCAAAGTCGTCAAACCAAAACTTACCATCTTTCGATGTATAAGTAAGAAATAATCCGTCTTTGTAATAGAAGTATGCACAATCATTTATCTTTGATTTCTTCCATCCATTCTTTTCAAGAATCTCTGGAATAATAGGAATTGGTGTTACTTCAATTGGTCGTATACTATACAAACATCCATTTGGAGTTCTAACAATGTAAATTTCAAGTAAATTGGTATCACAAGTTAACGTTTTACCTTCTATTTTACATACATTATTATCATATAGAACCAAGTCACCTTCAATAAAAATATTTTCTTTCATACGCTTTACTTTTTACTATGATTATACTTATCCTCATCTTCATCATAAGGATACTTAAACATTAAAGGACAAATTCCACAAGGTATTATCTGTCTTTCCTTACATCTACTTCTTGATTCGTAACTCATACGCTTACTTCTTTACCAATTTAAAGATTACATTCTCTCCATCTGAGCGATACTTACCCAAACATTCGAATTTTTTTTCATTAGCACAGTGATAATATCCATCATAAAAGAAACATTCCTCGCATGTACCACATCTAACAGCTTCAATAGTGACAACACATTTGGCCTTTTCTCCAACTTTAAGCTCTTTCATTTTCTACCTCGCTTTCTATTTAAAAGTTTCTGACCATACTCCTTTGGTGAAGTTGTATTGACTACAAAATTATAAGAAAACTTTGGTGCCCTTTGATAAAGGTAACACCCATCAATATCACGATACATCATTGTTCACCTCCTTCCTTTGGAAGTAAATCGTCAATATAAAGCCAACGAGAAACCCTACTACAGAGAATTGCGTCAGTCCATGATGGATAAAAGTTATCTTGCCATCTGTTCCAAACATAGTAAAACATATTCTTATCATTATGTGTTTCTACCATAATGGAAACATCTTTTCTTGGCTCTTCACTAATAGGATGCCACAAGTTCCTCAAGAATTCATTGATAGCATACTTAGCACCACTACAAAATTCAGATGAAATAAAGCCACATTTATTAATAGCAGCTTCTTCTATTTTCTTATCGTCTATCATAATCTACCCTTTCTTTTTCTAAGTTCTAACATTCTCCTAGCTCTACGGCTTTCCTTACCACTATGATAGCAAAGACGCTCTATTACTTGGTCATTACTTTTATAGGCACGAACTTCATTATCAAATGCTTCTTTAAGAGATATGCCTGAAGATAATATTATGTTATTTGCGATATTATCATCCATCATACCTAACCCTCCACATTTTTAGTTGTACCCAATAAGTTCTCATTTCCGAAGTAAGGGATGCATTGGTTCCAAGAGCAACCATTATTACACCTATAGATGGTTGCGTCTTTATAACCAAACAAACTTACCTGCCATGCGTGGTCTTCATTGTCTCTTACCAACACCTTATCAAATGGCTTTAGCTCGCACTTTGGCTTTAAGTCCACAATCATTTTCTTCTCACTATCCCAAGCCTTGCCTTCCTTGGCTAAAGCTTCAAAAAGCTGTTGCTTCTCTTCTTCTGTAGCAAAGCGAAGAGTATAAAGATTCTCTTTAAAGAAACTTGTCTTACACCCAATACTCAAGGTTTTGGTAGTGTTTAAATTTAAAACTACGTACGAGTAATAACCTTCTGATAAATTTGTTTTGTCTGATACAATAAACACATCTTGTGTAATACCAAAATCTGCAAAAGCTATATCCCCATCCTTGAACTCTGGCTGAGCCTTCTCTACTTCAAGGGTTTCACGATTGAGTTTTCCACCCAAACGTTCCTCAATGGTGTTGATATAGGTCTGAGCATCATCTTCTTTTGCTTTGCTAAATAAAGAAGTTATCATGCTGTCTTGATATTCATCATATCTTGCTTCCCAAAGATAGTGTTTGCCAATGAAAGAACAATATGTATCATCTTCGAACCTTTCGAAGATAACATGTACATCCCCATCTTTGTTAACTAAAATGTCGCCTTTCTGCCAAGCGAACTTCTCCCAATCACGCATTGATTTGCTTGGGTAGATGCACAAAACTCCTTCCTTGCACAATTTACCTTCTTTATCGAACCATGGTTCTTTATTATGATGCTTAACTTGAAAAGAATCACATGCATCAGTAACGACATATAACGTAACACTTCCAAACATATCAGTCCAGAGTTTCGTACCTTCTGGCTTATCCTTTAGGATAGTGGCTATATTAATCTTTGCTTCCATAACTAAATCGTCTTTTGCATTAAACATAATTGATAGTAGCTCATACCACCAACGTATTTTGATATTTTGGGCAGCTCACCTTCATAAGGAGTAACTTTCAAACCATCTATGAAATCAGCGTTTGCTATATAGACTTCTGTGCCATACTCATTCATAAACACTTTCTGCGCTGACGTAGAATGGCTTTCTGCTCTCAACTTACCAAGTGAACGCCAAACCTGCTTGCGATAGATGAACAATCCATGCAAAGGAATTGTCTTTACTTCTACTTTTGCTCCCATAACCTTAACCATTTAAAGATGATAATAACTATTTGATACCCTTGCGCCCAAATCGAAGCAGCCCACGGCATCCGGCTTTAAGAAGCGTTTCTCTAACTTCTCCAAAGCCACTTTATATTTCTGCTCCATGTGCTTGCAATGTAGTCTCTGAGCTAATTTAAGTTGCTCAACAACACCCTTGCGAGCAACTCTATATTGTTTTTCGGACATCATAGCCTTTATTCGTTCACATAGTTGATTACATGCTCTTGAGCTTGCTCATGCAAGTTGTCAAAAGCGTCTTCTATAACTTTAGCTGTCTGATCGCCATTAAGGTTCTCCAGCATTTCGCTTACTACCTCTATCTGCTGGTCTGTTGCTAAAGAGCAAAACTTGTCAATAAGAAAGCTCTTCTGTGCATGGACGAGCATATCATCGAATAAATCCGATACATCTACACTAACTTTATAATCTGCCATAATCTTTGAATTTTAAATGTAATTAGTTGTACCACACATCATTTGGCATAAGAGCCAATTTCCATCCATACTCTAGTTCATACCTTAATATTTTAAGGTCGTTGCTAGTTACAGATGAAAGTCCAACAAATTTATTTTCGTACTCCATAACCTAATTGTTTAGTTGCCATACTTATAACGCAAATAATTAGCTTCTGAGCCAAAATAAAGCTCAGTGTCGCTCATATTTGCCTCCATCAAGTCTTTCTCTACATCTTTATAAGAAGGCACGCAATCCTTAACTCTTTGGCAGAACAAAGGATATTTTGAAGAAACATCTTCTCCGTCTTCATCATAGATATTAATCTTATCTACATTGTAATATGGATAAGAAGAAATATTTCTATCTGAATGGATAACCTTTCTACTCTTAACAGACACCACGATTTCAGCAGGTTTGTTAATAGCATCAAACTCGCAAGTAAAATCATCAAGCTGCGCCTCAAAAGCCGCATCATTAAACTTTTCAGATAAGTTTTCAAAAAACTTTTTCATTTTCTTATTACAGTTTTTAAGGTGTGTCTCACCATTTTTAATTAGTAACCTTTATTTCTTAATTACGATGCAAAGATACAAAGAATATTCGAAACATGCAAATTATTTAATGTATTTCTTTTAGCTTTTAATATTTTATAATAATGCAAACAAATAATTTGCTGACGTTAACAAAAAATCCCCACCACTACATTATTATATATAGTGATGGGGCAAACACCCAAGGGTATTTTGTCTTTGGGCTACTTTTCTTCCTTATCTTTAATTTCAACGAAATTGCCAATTCCCAAACGAGCCTTGTTGATGCAAGACGCAATCCAACCTATCAGATAGGCAGAAGGCTCGCCTCCGTGCTCCATACCAATAGCACCCTCGATGGCATCGCAGGCGTGAGAAGCTTCATGGCAACAAACTCCCATCCTCATAGAATTCTTGCTTGCAAAATTAATAAATGAACAAAGCTTCTTATTCGCTTTTTCCCTAACGTTATCGTAGGTTATTGCGTCAGCATTAGAGAAATCAACCCTCAAAACCCCGCCATTTCTACCTTCAAAACACTTGTTAGCGTCCTCTTGGTTCATACCAATAGCGACACACAACCTCCTTGGATAGATAACAGGGTCGTATTCGTAATATCCTTTCTTCTTCATATCTCATCGTTTTTATGTTTTTCCCATCCATGCCTCGAAAAAGCATACCAAGTATCACAAATATCAAGAGCGAGAATGTTGCCTTGGTCAATACAAAAATCGCTATCAAAGCCTTCGATATGAACATACATCACTGCTATAGTATCATAAGGAACGCTACGACCTTCAAGACAAGGGTTTTTAAAATTCTTAGTCTTGTATAAACTTGTAACAATTGGCACTTGAAGAACGTCTGAAATATTCTCAGTGCTAATCTCTATCGACTTCTTAAACTTCTTCATATTCTCAACTATTAAAATTTCTCAAAGTAGAACTCAATTTGTCTATCAAAGTGCTCTTCGATTAAACCATAAGCAAGCGACATCTTTACTTGGAAAGAAGCCTTACCATTAAGCAATCCTTTAGCCTGTCTAGTAATCTCTGAGCGAAATTGTTCCAAACTCATATCACGCTTACGAAGATTACAAGATCTGCAAGATGGCATATAGTTCTCCATGGAATCATCGCCATGGGATACGACAAACTTTCCCTCCTTGTCGCTCCACCGAGAGTAACACCCTCGATTCTTCGGAACAAGATGGTCAACCTGCATATCCTTATACTCTATACTCTTGCCGCAATAAGCACAATGCCCATCGTATTTGCGATATATTTTAAGTCTATCTTCTTTTTTCATAATCGTTAATGTTACCTATCAATATGCCACTTAGAGCAAACCTTGCATAAGTAAGGATGCCAGCCGGAAGCCTTCAACTTCGAACTCTGATTCAGAAACTCCCAAGCATCATCCTCGCTTTCATAAGCTACTTTCGCCTTCCAAGACTTACCTTTTCTAACCCAATGCTCAGGATCTGGATGCAAATGACAAGGAATACATTTATTTCTTTTCTTCATAACTTCTTCAGAAATTTAAGTTGAAACCCTTCTGCCTTTTTTATTCCTGGGTATAGTTCCGTTAGAACCTCCCATGCTCTTGTCTTGTGCCGATGCCACATAGTAACCGGATGCACACGCTCACCACTTGGTAAAACATAGAAATCTGCCTTAATGGTATCAATATGCTCATAGTTTGCAGCTTTATATATAGTTCCCTTGTTACCTATGGACGTATCGGCATAAGATATAAGGTACTTGATTTCCTTATGTGTTGCCCTAATATACTTATGCAAGAGAGATAGGCAAATCGTCTCGCTAAACTTTGGCATATCATCAGACAACCACATTCTGTCAAATTCCCTCACTTGATGATAATCCAACACTTCGCCCTTTTCAGTCTTGATGTGCGGTCGGATTCCATACCCTATTTGCATTGCACCCCTTATCTTATCCTTATACAATACCAAAAGATTCAAGCAACTATTCTTCGTTACCTTGTGTGAAAAGTGATGAGGAACTATGATTGCATCTGCTTGCGCCTTATCACACTCCATCAGCTTTATTCCCTTTTCCTTGCACTCGTAACCGATAACAAATCCGCAGAAACCTAGCACTGGAGACTTGTTCAACTTTCTTCTTCTCATATCAATGATACCTCCAAAAATAACGTTTGAAATTATCTAGCAAATGCTCTATACAAGCTTTGATTTCGCCCTCTCTTATGAATTGGTTGCAAAAATCTATCAATTCATCACGTACCAACCCTCGTTTTAAGGCTTCGTCTCTCATAGCTCTTATAAGAGCATCCGTTGTTTCTTTATTCCCATTTCTTACAACAGGATTGCAACAAAACACCTTGCACATATCCATAGTTTCAAAACAGACTTAACTGCCTACTCATATTCTTTAATTCGTTATTGGCAAAATCTACTTGACGCTGGTCTATTTCAAAGCCTATATACTTTCTTTCAAGGTTTACGCAAGCTCTTGCCGTTGTACCGCTCCCCATGAATGGGTCTAGAACAACATCATCAACATTTGTCGAGTTTCTGATTAGTATCTCCATCAACTTTACTGGTTTTTCAGTCTGATTAATCAATCCATCCTTATCCTTGCGTTTGTTTGTAGGAATAGGAACGCTCAGAATATCAGATGTACCAAACTCATTGATAGGTTTACCTCCTCCTTTACGAAGCATAATGATATACTCCTTTTGATTCATATAATAAGTTCCACACACCTTAGAGCATTTATCCCATATCAAACACTTTGTGAAATGAAATTCACTTTTTCCAATCACATCAAGAAAGCGCATCAAATTGTAATCATTACACATAAGATAACAGTGTGACTTATCTTTTAGAACACGATATAATTCGTTTATATATTCAGAAATATCTATGTCGTTACTCTTGAATATCTTACCTTTTCTTGTTTGTAAATCAGTCCAATATCCGCTCATGTTACTACGCCCACCTCTAGCTTGTACCGGATAAGCTACATCAGAGCATACTAGGTCTATACATTCATTGTCTAATAGCTTTAGAAGCTTTCGACAATCACCTTGATAAATTCTATTTAACTCCAGCATATCCAAACATATCTTTTTGATTTAACTTTTCTTCCTTAATTCTTCTTTGTGCCACCTTGAAATAATCCTCATCCAATTCAAAACCAAGGTAATTCCGATTTGTCCGCATACAAGCCAGAGCAGTACTTGCGCTGCCCATAAAGCCATCAAACACCAAATCTCCTTCGTTCGATGATTTCAAGATACATTGCATAAGCAAGGGGATTGGCTTCTCGTTCTGATGTACCAATTTATCTGATGGAACTCTATCAAAGTCCCATACATCCTCCAAACGCTTCCCATTTATGGTTCGTCTGCCTTTATTCAAGTACAGGATTGGCTCGTAACATTGACCATATTGCGCCTCTAAATCTCCAGCCGTATGGTTGTTCTTTCGCCAAATGAGCACATTTTTAATGGTAAACCCTGCATTCCTCGCTTGTTGCATAAAAAAGTCTAAGGTCTTGGCACTACAGAAAATATAAGCAGCACTATCATCCTTTAAAATCCGGTAGCATTCGCTCATATAATCAATAATCAATTGCTCATTATCATCATTGAGTATTTCCTTAGAGAAACGATGGTCGTCAGCTCTCCACCCAGTCTTGTAGGCTATGCAATACGGAGGGTCAGTAACAATCAAATCCACCTCCCCACTCTCTATTTGTTTCATTCCTTCTATACAGTCGGAATTGTATATCCTGTTTAATTCTAGCATATCAAATCTCTTTAATAGCGTTAACATAAGCTTCGTGAGCTTCTTCTTGCGTCCCAAAGCATCCGATATAAATTTTCTTCTTACCTATCTGGTACTGAGCTTGCCATTTTCTGTTGTTCTTATTCCACGTCACGCCCAAGTATACAGATGAAGTCTTCTTTGCTATAGCCGAATAAACCATATTGTATCTTGCAGTGCAATACTCCAAGTTGTCTACATCGTTATTCGTCTTGTCGAAATCCTTATGATTCACCATCGGCAACGCATCTGGATTCTCCAAGAAAGCCTGAGCTACCAAACGATGGATATAGAACATTTTGCGTTTTCCGTTCTTGTAAAGCCATACCTTCAGATAACCTTTTGGTGTCTTACATGGGGCGATTTCCTTTAATTGAGACGTTCTCCCAATAGTAAAAACATGCCCCTTCTTGCTTACACAATATCTTTCGTAACCCTTTACAGGTCTTATATCACCAAGAAATCTAGCAACACATTTATCTTTCATTGTTACCTCCTTTTTCAAAGAAACTTGAATATATAGATTGCGCCTCCGATGTATCTAATAAATCAATATCATCATAAAACCTTCTGTACACAACGCCAAGCTTTTCATCATTTCCTATTTCTCTTGCTTTGGCTATTTGCTCACATGATTCCATAAGAAATGCACTAATCTTCTCATAACTTTGCATCTGTGTCTTCTTTAGCATATCCATGCTTACAAAGGTTTTGTAGTGTATAATATGCTTATCTTGATCATACTCGGTGAGTATCAGACCTTCAGGAATAGCAAACACCACTCTTTTAGTCTTGTCATCGCCATAAAGCTGAATCGCACCTGTAAACGATGTATATATCTTTTGTAATATCTTTGCTATCGGTAAATCCTTTTTCAAAAACCTTTCAGCAAACCTCTTCATAAAATGAACGCTCATAGCAAAACAATCCTCGCTATATCCTTCATTTCTGCTCATAGGAATATACTCGTTAGTCTCCTTCAGATAAATGAATACACCGGAAGCAAAGACATCACCATGTTTTACACCTACCACTATGAAATAATCGGCATTTGGTGTAGCAAACTCAAAGGTCTTTGTTATTTGCCTAACTTTCTGTCTTTTCATTTCACGTTTAAGCTCATTAGCTTTTCGCATCTGAAACTCATAGATTCTTGTTTCATCTAAGTTTCGTACTCTACGCATCTCACCCGAAGTCATACTTGCTGTTATCATGCGCATTCCTCCTTTTTAATCTTTGATAACCAACAATCCCAGATTCTTGTAGCTACATTAGCCATCATAACAGGAGGAACACACATTCCGCAAGCAAACCAAGGTTTCATGCCATTAAAGTCATAATCCATCGGAAATGTTGATGCTAAAATCGTATCATGTGCTGAAAGATAACTTGGATTATCATAATACACAAGTCTATCCTCCATTGCTGATATAGTATTGCATACCTTGTTCTTTTTGAGAAACATGTTATTGAACATAGAAAGACGATTATCCATCCGCTTGACAATATCACCGATAGAATTATCTTTCTCATTTCTATGTTCCCAATACTTCATCATTCCTTTAGGAATTTGCCTTCCACAATAGTCAGAGAACTCATCCAAGACAATTTCTTTCTCGTTGAAGTCCATATCTATCTTAGGCACTCGCTCGAACAAATCCTTTTGAACCATAAACGGCTCGCAAAGGTCTTTACGTAACCCAATAAAGAATACCCTAGGTCTGTTTTGAGGAACGCCCATGTTACGTGCATTAAGAAGCCAATGCTGCAAGATATATCCGGCATCATCCATCTGTCTATAAATCTCCTTTACGTACTCGATGGCTTCACCTTGTAATAAACCTTGAACATTCTCAAAAACCACTACCTTTGGCTTTAGTTCTTTAGCGAGGTCGATTGAGTAGAAAGCCAAATCGTCAAGCCTTTGCGCCTTCTGACCTTCTCGGAACACTTTTTCCTTTCCCCAAGCCTTTTGGCGATCACCTGCAATACTGAATACCGAACAAGGGAAACTTGCATCCAATATATCCAAATTATGAAGCTCTTCTTTCATAATATGCCCCCCCATATTGATATTGGCAATCAGCTCACGAATATCACAATTGAAAGCGTACTTGACATCGTGATTCTTCAAGTACATTTTCATAACCTTTGGGTCTATCTCGTTACAGGCTACAACATCGTAGCCAGCTAGCTTATATCCAAAGGAACTACCTCCTCCACAACAAAAGCAAGACATTACCTTACCCTTGTCCTTCGTAAAGTTAGCATCTTTTTTAGTCCATCTATATGGAAACTTGTGCTCGTTTTTATACATTTATCTACCATAAAAAAACAATCGTTAATAAAAACCGATGTATAAAAATAACCACAAGTAATATGGTTGTAAAAAGGGTCTATAACCCTTGAATTTAGATTCTGTTTTCTTCGGCAATGCGTCTTAAATAATCATCCGCAGCGTTATCGTCTATTTTCGACTTAAGAGACATTCCTGTGTTATATCCTATCATTAAGGACACATTCTTGCTCTTTTTCTTGTTCTTTCCATATCTCCAGCTAAAGACCTTTCCTAGCCAAGCTATACCTACAATACCATCTGATACAATTATTGTCGGCAATAAAACAAATACTTTATATATCATCGCTATCTAATTGAGAGTTAAAAATATATCTATTCTGATTCAACCAAAGCTCCACGTAGTCAGCCTTGATTTTCAGAAATTCTTCGTATGTATAGCATTTCTGCTGCTTACCACCTTTGTTCCAATAATAGGCAACTCCTCCCAAAGAAAAGAAGTCTATCAAATCCATTTCCTTTCGCTCCGGTTCTTCACGCTTTTTCTTTTGCCTATATCTACTTACAGCAAGCAATATGAGACAAACGCAAAGCAACATGGAAACCAGTATCTCGAATATTAACCTTACGTCTTGCATCTTATTTAAAAACAAAAACACGAAACTACCGATTGCAAAGTCAAAGGAATTGTGACTCGGACTGCCTTTCGGTATAGTCCATCGGGTTTCGTGTCTCTAATATCTTATCAATTTCTTAAATCGCCATTTTATCCTTTTTTGTTCTGCGCTTGCAAAGATAAATAATATTTTTCTTACTTGCAAACATATTAGTGCTTTTAATACTTTATTTGCATTATTTTAAACTTATTCTTTTTTGAAGTTCATTCCAAACTCTTCTTCCGTTACCTCATACATTACATCACCATATGCTACTCTTTGCTTGTCTTTTGCCATCAACAATAAGTTCCTATAAGGTATTTCTTTTACGACTTCTTGGTACGATAAATGCAGACTATCCATAAAAGATGCAATCTGACCTAAGAGTGTATCGTTACCTATGGTCGTGGTTTTGCTATCATCCTTGCCGCACTCTTCGCCAAAATTGATAGCGTCTGAAAATCCTTTATAGAGATTAAGGAATAAGCCGTTTGTAAGCCGTAGACAACCTCTTCAAGCGTTCCTTTAGACAATTCATCACTAATGGATTCATCGCCTTGTATGAATACAGACAACGCCTTGCAAGCATCATCCAAATTCTTAAGCATACCTAAAACTTCCGCTAAGGTCTTGCCATCCTCAAAACTATCAAGGTATTTAGCCGCCTTGACCAATTTTATAATTGTAGGTGGTGAAACATAATAAGCCTTTCCATTCACGATTATCGTTACGGTATCCTCTCCAAGAATAGCATCCGCAACTAATTTACTTGCCTTACTCATGGTTCTGAATATTAAAAAAGGGGAACGGCATTAACACCATCCCCCTCTATCATTTATTGCCTATGTCTTATTCCTGTTCTACTACCGCAGAGCCTTCCCATTGGTACTCGCCAGCCACACCATCGGTCTCGCTTTCCATAGCAACGGCAGAAACACCCAAAGCGATATTCTTATCCTGCTGGTCACCCTTGGCAACGATAGCCGCATTTGAAAAGACGATGTAGTTTCCGGTCTTGGTCTGAGCAACGATGCACTTGTTGATATTAGCCAAATCTTGGCTAGAAGACCAACCTACTGCTTCTGCCTCCGTTGTTGTCTCTTCTCCGGTTGCCTTGTACATCTTACCACCCTGCAAGTCTACCTTGTTCTTCCACGAGAAGACACCAATAGAGAATGTAATTGTCTTAGCACCCTCATCAGTCTTGTCACGATAGTAAACCTGTCCGTTCAGCTCGTTCTTGTACTCGGTAACACTAGGGTCATCCTGAGAATATCCCCATGTTCCCTCATGGCTGTTCAAGACCTCTGTAGCGGTTTTCAACCATGTAGCCAACTTAGCAGGTGTATTTGCCTCGGTAAGAGGAGCACCATACCAAATTCTCTTGATTCCAATAAATGGTTTCATCTTATCTTACGTTTAATGTTTCAAAATCAATAGTAATGTTTGCGTAATGGCAACTCAACCTACTCTCTTGCTCTATGCCGTGGGAGCGTATAGAATAACGATACCATACTTCCTCAACCTTACCAACATCCTTGTCGGACAGGGTTTCAATAGCCTTTTTTAAAAGCTCATTCAATTGAGGATTAGCCTCGCCCTCTATATCTTTGAGCAATATGTTTACCTCTATAGTACAATCGTTGAAATATGTCTTGTCAGCACTCATGCGCTTAGGAATGATTACTATCATGCCTTCTTCAGGAATCTTCTCTCCGACCATAGGCTTTTCCCCATCAAGTCCACCCTTTTTCAGATGTCCTTTCAGTCTACGTTCCAATCCCATCAACTCCAAGTCATCATAGATTACATGACCAGCATCTATTTCTGTTATCATTGCATATCCTCGATTTCTTTCTTGATATATTGAATACCCGAATCTATAACATCATATCCCCTAGAGGAAACATCAGACGCATATTCGGCTTTGTTTCCAAGGGTTAAGGTATGGTTATGTACATTACTATAGTTTGACCTTCTGAGATTACCTGTGCGGTTTCGGTAGTTTCCGTTAGCCTTATCAAGTTCAACGGCTGTTTTACCTAACCTATCAAGGAATTCATCTACTTCCCTTTCTCCCTGCGCAAAGAAAGCGTCTATCTCATCCTTTATAACATCAGACATAGATACTCATATAACCAAGATAATTGCACTTAGGGGCATTATAGACCTTTCCACCTCCTCGGTAGCTTCCGTCATCGGAATAAACCTTGACTTCATCACCTTCGGAAATCTGGCACTTGTCACAAACAATGTGATATTTCGGTGTATATATGCTACCATTCTCGGTAGTGAAATGCTCGGTAGAGTTGTCATCGCACCGACAACGCCCCATTTCTTTCCATTCCTCAGAAGAGCTAATGACCTCGTTGTACTTGTTGACAACCTTATTCACGAACTTTTTCTTTAATATATGAGGGGAATATAACATAACCTAGACATTTACCAAATATCAGACTTATCCGTGATAGTGGAAAGCCCTAAAGCTGCCACCACTTCATCATCCGGAGCAACACCATATTTTCGGCAAAGCCACATATAGTATTGCCCTATCCTAGAGTAGTCCCAAGAGACTGAGAATCCATTTTCGTTCACATTGCTCATATATGGGGCAAGCATAAGTTCCTCGATTACGGAAATCATCGCCTTGCCTACAACTTGCGAGTTGTCAGACGTATATTCTTCGTCAAGGTCTATACCTGACGAAACATCTTCCAACTGGGCATCGGTAATATTCCATGCACGCAACTTCTGTGAAATGTATTCTCTTATCTTCATGTGACATCATTATTTCTGAGCCTGACTCATAGCTTCAGCGATTTTCTTTGCAGCATCCTGCTCGCTCTTTGCTTTTTCATCAAGTTCCTCTTCTACATTCTCCTTTTCAGAAGTCTCTTCGGTCGACTCGGCAGCATCCTTTTTTGGAGTTTTCTCCTTTTTAGGCTTACTCTCCTTCTTTTCCTTCAAGACTTCCTTCTTAGGTGTCTCTTCTGGTTTCTTTTCTTCTTCCTTTACTGGATTTTCTTTTCCATCATTCAAGACTTCCTTCTTAGGAGCATCTTTAATTTCCTTATCGTCTTTTGGAGATGCAGAATGATTACCATCCTGCACCTCCAACATCTTGCAAAGCTTACGTTCGATAAGGGAGTTCATACGTTCTTCGTCAAAGTCCAAGATTGCACCAACTTCATAGATGGTGTTAAAATGGAACTTGTCACGGAACGGACTAATTACCTCACCTCTCATAAGCCTAACCTACTGCTTGAGTTGAGTCCAAAGAGTAAATGGCATCAACGTTATTCAAGATAGGAACAACCATTGCCTGTGAGCTGGTGAACTCACGGAGTGGGTCGTTGGTAGAATAACGGCTAGCCAAGATATACTCATCGGCTGACTGATAAGTTACACCTGCAACTGGTCTTGTAGCTTCGGCTACGTTAGTCCAGAACAAATCACCAAGATTGTCATAGCAAGTAAAGGTCATGTGACCCTTAGCCCAAGGGTTGTGTGTTCCCTTCTTGCCGTTAATCTCGGTCTTGATCGTACGGGCTACACGTACCAAGTTAGTCTGCCACTTGTTCTTGAAGATAGAAGCAATTTGCTCTAAGCTCAAAATAGGAATATTGCTATCACTATTAATCGCAATGCCTTGATTGAAGGCAAACTGAGCACGAACCTGCTTGTTCTTACCAAGCAACTTGATTGTGTAATCGTCAAGATAACAAGTAGTGATGGTATTTTGGTCTTCCATCGCCTTGTCGTAAACCAATTGGATGTCATCAAGTGGGGTTGCATCCTCTGCGTCCCAAGCCTTAGTGCCATGACCGAACTTGTTCTTCTCGGCAAAGCCAACATCAACTCGAACGCCTGTACCACCTGAACGGGTAGCCAAAGCTACACCTGTTGACAACTCACTGAGGAACATATCTTCAATACGCTCGTAAACCGCCTGAATACAACGAGGAAGGTCTGCAAACAAGTTACGCAAAATCTGTGGTTGAGGCAAACGTTGCGCAATCATGTTATCCAAATCCTTAAGCTGCTTCTCTGTCATGTAAAGCTTCATACCAACCTTTGGGATTTGACCCTCAGCGGTTGAAACCTTATCACGGCTCTTCAATGGGAGTTCTGCATCCATTGATACAACGTCAGCAGCAACTCGTGTATATTCCGCAGTAATTGATGCCCAGCGTCCGTCCTGACTATATGTGTTAGTCAAGTGGTCTCGGTACATATAGGTCAATGTGGTCTGATTCTTGCCGTTCAACTTCTCTACTACACTTGCAACAAGTTGTGGGAAGTATTTATTGACCAACTGAAAATAAAGTGATTTTTCCATCTGTTATCCTCCTTCTTTTAGTCTTTATCCATAGTTGCATCAGACTCATCGAACTTGTTAGCATCCTCATCGCTAACCAAAGCAATCTTTGGCATAGCTGTAAGGAACGCATCCGGATAGTCTGCACCATTCGCAGCCTTAGCTGCTACCTTGTTTACTTGTCCAGCAGTCATAATTGCCGCTGGTTCACCGTTCAGAATGGAACGATAGAGAACACCCGCATACTTGTAATGCTCCAATGGGTCACTGGCAGTACCCAAAGCCTTATAATTGCCTGCTTCAATAGGTAATGGCTTGTAAGTTCCCTTACCATCTGTCACGATAACACGACCTGCGTAAAGAACTTCATCTTTTACACCTGTCCAATCCAAAGCACGACCGCCCTTGATGTCGCCTTCCCATTTCTGGATAATGACGGAATCCTCACCAAAGACAATTTGCTTTTTTGTAGTCTTCAATTCCTGATTCATGTTTTTCAATTTTTAAAGTGACTGAACTAATGATGCGGCTACATTGTCAACGTCCTCCTTTGTTGGCTCACCCTCGCTAGCACGATAGCTGCCCCCGAATTGTGGCTGTTGCAACGCCTTGTAGTTGTTCGCTACCTTGGAGAGGTATGTTTCGATAGCTTCATCTGTAGCATCATCGCTCAAGGTGAAACCCTCGTTGATACGACTTTCGGGAATGCCCAACTCCTTAGCCTTTGATAAAATCTTCGCATCGTGGTCTGCCTTTGCCTTTGCCTTTGCAGCAGCCTCTTCCTTAGCCTTAGCCTCCTCAGCTTGCTTTTGGATAGTTTCTTGCAATTCCTTAATGGTCTTGCTTTGCGCCTCCATCTGTTCGTTGTAAGTCTTGGCTTGGTCTGTGTTCTTCTGAGTCAAGGTCTCAACGAGTTTCTTGAACTCTTCACGTTCCTTGGTTCTTGCTTCATCTGAAGCTTTCTTCTCTGCTGCTTGCTCTTCAAAGTATTTTTTGAGATAATCCGGCATTTCGTTTTTCTTTGCCAATTCCTCCAAGCGTTTCCTTTCGGCTTCTTCAGCGGCTTTCTTGGCTTCTTCTTCAGCTTTCTTCTTAGCTTCTTCTTCAGCAGCCTTGCGTTCAGCATCTTCTTTAGCCTTTTGTGCCTCCTCGAACTTTTTCTTGGCATCGGTAACTCTGCGGTCATTGTCCTTTTGCAAGGACTCCAAAAAATCCTTTTGACTAGCAACCACTGTCTCGATGTTGTCATCAGTAACAAGCCCCATCTTATCAAGCATTTCGGCATGTGCCTGAAGAACTTCATCACCTAACCCAAGAGACTTATACTCTTGTTTTAGTAACTGGAAAATTTTCTCTTTCATTCTTTCGATATATTTGTTAAAACTAGTGCAAAGATAATACGAAAAGAACAATTAATACACTAATCTGTTTGCAAGTATCTCACTTTTGCCTAAAAGTGAGCAATAAGGGCATTTACAAGCGATTTAAGGCTATTTTATTATTAAATCGTAAACTAGTAGTAATACAAAATTAAACTCGCATATAACGGAAAAAAACGCCAAACATCCTCACGGACACCTGACGCTTGTCGAATAAAAAGAACCTAAACATTAATCATCTAAAAGTTTATAACATTTCGCATATAACCCAAATGATTCAAATTAGAATAAAACCGTCCATCACGCTCTATGAATTTACCGGACTTCACAATCTCACCATTATGCAACATTGCAAACTTAGAACCATGAACTGTCCATTTATTCATTTCTTTCATATGTTCATCAGAACCCCAACCATATTTCTTGATAGTAGGATAAATGAAACGTTCAAAGCAAATCTGACTATCCGTTTTATCATGCTCGGAGCAAATCGGGAGCACTCCATTATGTGCGAACCAATAACCTGCCTTATAGAATGGATGGCAATTCTTGACACTGACTGAACCATGAGTAGCAAATCTAAAATGTATGATAACATTTTCATTTATATCTCGCTTCATCAATCTACGGATAAATGTAGAGAAATGCAAACTCTTGTAATGGTCAGACTCGCTCACGAACCCACAACCATCTGGATTTCTCATATACGCTGCCCTCAGCTCATCTACGGATGGTAAAGCAACACCTTTCGGACATACAATAATAACACACATATCTTTACCCTTTCTTTTTTCTTTGTAAAACTTTGTTTTTGTGTCCTAGGGCTTTTACCCTAGGACTACATTAATTAATCATTATTGGCTGCAAATGCATCCTTACGGCTCTGGAAGAAAGCCTTCTCTTCTTTATTCAAGAAAGGTATATCTTCGATATTCATAACCTCACTAGTGAAGACATTGTTTCGAGACCAACCGACAAGCTTTGCGCAGAACTTAACCCACATTTCAATCTTCTTGTAATTGGTTGAACCTTGATGCTGGCGAAATTCGATAGTCTTGTGACGTGCATAGCTCTCTGCATTGACCTTGTAATATCTATCTCCATGAAATACATTACGTCTAATATCGTAATTGCCGTGGCAATTAGAGAAATCCTTGTCAAGCAAGCTGGCTGCCCAACGGCAATTACCTCTTCTTGAAGGAGCCATGAAACTATCAATCAATCTTTCAAGCTTCTGATAATTCTTGAAGACGTTAACATACTGCTCACCTGTCAACTTAGCTGCACCGATATGAACGTGAAGACCACAAGTAGAATTAACTCTTGCACCTACAGCATCCAAAGACTTGATAGCCTTCTTCAAAGTTGCCATACCATTTGTATTGCCATTCAATACCGGACTAACAACCTCGTTAGGGTCAACATCACCACCAACTGAAGCATCACTAACAATCTTGAAATAGCTCTTGTTATCGGTGTGGTTATAACCCTCAGAATGAATATCAACACCATTCTGACGACCTGCCTCTATCAAGGCATTGCGCTCGGCATGAACACATTCAATCTCAACACCGAATGTATAAACGAATCTCGTTGAAGTTGAACCACTTGGTACATAGACCTTCAACATATCGGAGATTTCTTTCTCACGAAGACCGCAAGCCTTCAATGCAACAATCTTTTCGTTGCGAGGCATCTTTGACTTCTTTATTTCGTCAATAGTCTCAATTAATGACTTCTTTGAACTTGCGAATGAAAAACCAGTCTGCTTAGACATAATCAATTGTGCTAGTTGTTTCGGGTCTTACCCCTTGGTGTCGCTCTCACCTTATTGAGTGAAACTTGTCACTCGGCAAATCAACCAACTTATCTTGATTGACGATGCAAAGATACAAATAAGTTTTGAAACATGCAAGTTTTTTAATGTTTTTCTTTATGTATTTAACCTACGATAACTGTTATATACACCTTATTAACAATCACCCTCTTTATATACCTTATTATATATAAAAAAGACTTCGATGTTCACACACCAAAGCCTTAAAAACTTTACTAACTAATTACCAAATTTTATCAACTATCTTCTTAAATCATCACCAATATCTTCTTCTACTCCCAAATCCGGTAGTCTGTCATACGCTTTTTGGTCATCACCACCTTCAGACTTGATGCCTAACAAATAGCCATTCCGAAAAGCGTAATAAACCAACTTCTCCATATCTTTTGCTGTTGCATTATCTGTCAAATGTAACGTGGCATACAATCCCATCAAGAACTTCCGTACATCTTTCGGATATACCTTATTATTCTTCTCTAAAGCGACTGCCATTCTTAGCGGACTTTTCATATTCTTCTAATTTTCGTAAAACCATCAAACGAAACACAAAAGAGAACCATTCCGCTTGTCTCCCTAGTTCATAGACTTATTCGCAACTTTATTCGTCCCATCTGCTTCCTACGTTTACCCGTTGACAGATGTCCGAGATTCCAATAGGACAAACATCACGGCTCTCTTCTTGTGTATCATTGTGCCAACGGAAGGATTCGAACCTTCGACCCTAGGATTAAAAATCCTATGCTCTGCCACTGAGCTACGAAAGCGTAAAGGAATGGTTGGATTTGCACCAACGCCCCCTTAGTTACCAAGCCAAGTGCTCTACTACTGAGCTACATTCCTCATTATATGACAAAAGTACTTGTGGTGCAAGGGAGATTCGAACTCACCGAACCCGCAATGGGAATTGATTTACAGTCAATCTTCTTTAACCGCTTGAATATCGCACCATTTATGGAACATATACCGATTCCACCTCGTTGCCCCAAGTGGATTCGAACCACTAATGACAGAACCAAAACCTGTAGTGTTGCCATTACACCATAGGGCAATTTAGTACTGCATAAAGGATTCGAACCTTTGAATACCAGCGTGAAAAGCTGGCGACTTAACCACTTGTCTAATGCAGCATCTAGGGATTCTCACCCTAATTAGAGTTTCCTTGTTATAGTCTAGCTGAGCTGGGTAATTTCAAAAACCATGCCGTAAACTCCTAAGTCTTGACTTATTATGGTAGAAGCGACCTCTCAGAAGGCCATCTGTTTCAAACACTATGCAAAGATAAGCATTTTATTTTATATTTGCAAGTGTTTTAGTGTTTATTTAAATTCTTTTGATGAATTTTACATCACTTATCCTTGCGAAGGATACCACAAAGGGTTTCTACGAGTTTCTTTGCATCGTCACCTTTGATTTCGATGACATTGGAATTTCCATCAGGAGCATCCTCGCCTTTTTGTTCCTTATCCAAACGCTTACGGAGAGCCAAGTCTGGATTCTCGACCAAGATAGAGTCCAAAGCATAATTGCAAATGCGGCTTGCAAGTTCCTCGCTACCATTCACATCACGCACAAACTCATTCTTGCCTTCAAGAATATCCATAATCTCGTTGTACTCTTCGGCATTCTCACAATTACGTGAGAGCATACCAATTACCTTGTAACGGTCAATCTCAAAGCTGACCTTTAATTTGTCTTTATTCATTTCTGTTTACTCGATTTGAAAATTAATTAATTGCGTCTTATATTCCACATACTTTCAGCAGGACCAACCATAACATCAATATTTGCTCCTTGCTTATTTGCTACAGTCTCAATCCACTTAAGGTTGATAAACTGACCAGCGGAAAGGTTCATTTCTTCCATATATGCCTTATCTGCCTTTGCCTTTTGTCGTTCAGCCTTTTCTCTTGCAATCTGCACTTCATATTCACGTTCTTGTGTCTGCTTGGCTTGCACAACCTTTGCCGTACGGTTCATTTCATCAAGCTGTTCCTTATTTGGGGTAGCCTTACCGATGATAACCTCCTTTATAATGATAGGCATCTGCTTTTTCTTTGATAAAGCATTCACATAGTCCTGCATCTGCTTACGTATCTTGGTGTCAATCTGATTAAGCACTTGCCGATTCGACATCAAGTCAAATGGGGAATGCTGAGAAATATGGTCTCGAACCAGGTTGCAGAAATAATTGTTGAGATTAGTATCAAACCATTTCTCACCATAATTCTGCAAAAGAATTGGGGACTTGCCTTGCTCAATCTGAGTAATGATTACAGTATGAAAGTCAAGTGGCGTGTTATCGTCACTAAACAGATCATCTAAGGTAATCTCGTGACGGACTGGAACAATCTTGAAGTAATAACCACTCGTTGACCACCAGCACCAAGTGAGACCAGTCTGCACTGCTTGCTGTTCTACACCTCCATGCCCAATAAACCAAGGCTTCTTTACGATTACGGCTTCTTCGTCTGCATCGGGAGAAACCGAATGACAACTTGTAAGCGCACTCATGCCGAGTATCGCAATACAAAACATTAAGATAATTTTCTTCATTCTTAATTTGATTATTGTGTTATATTATACCAAAAATTCCTCTCATAATAAAGTTCTCCCTTTTTCTCATACCGGATAGCATCTGACTCTTCACATAGCTGACGAATGCGCATATACAAGCGTTTGTCCAGCTCTTCTTCAAACAAAAGAGACAATTCCTTCCAATTGTCAACGACTGGTGCAAACCAAGGATACTGCTCCTTCACAGCTTGTAGCTCTTCCAAGGTTACGTGTCCGTATTCAACCATGTCATAGCATCTACGGAAGTCACTATTGTCTTTAGGAATATTCAAATCTTTCTTTCGCTTTACACCCATCAATGCACTCCACATAGTCATTGAAGAGATACCTGTATCACAAGTGGCTACCCACTCTATCATTCTTTGCTTGTTCATCTTCTTTTAAATTAATCACGCTAAGTCTCTTTATTAACTTTTCACATGCTTCTTTAGTTAAGATGCACTTCTTGGAATCTTTAATACCAATAATCTGTTCACGAATATCAGCATCCGTGTCGTACACCTCCTGTAGCTTTTTCTGAAACTCTATTACGTCTTCGTTGGAAAGTTTACCTTTCTTCTCAACAATCTTGTTTGTAATATCGTTGTAAACACATTCGAGTTCATTACATAAACGAGCTTCAACCTTCGTTAGTATTGAGTGTACAAAGGTATCATAAAGTCTTTCTATTTTGTAATTCCTTTAAAAGTCTACTTTCTTTATTCTCAATACGAGCCTTTAAGATACTCTTGAATGCCGCATCCATCGCATCGTATCTGCTTGAATATTCCTTGCTATCCGTATGACACAAGCCTTCCTCTACACACCATGATGTAGTTTGCCAACAGAACTTTCCTTTCGAGACATTTGCGACACAAATATAATAACCGAAATGCTCTAAAAGCCAATCAAGCACCATATCATAGCTTGGAGCGGATATTGCCGGATGCTTACTACTCAACTTTAATGCAGCAGAAAACTCAATATTGGATTTCTCCCACTCGGAATTGGAGTAAGCAATATAACTGCCGTAATGCTCACTATATTTTCCACCCTTACGAACACCACCCTTTGCTGTCCAAGGGCTGGCGTAAGCCCAAAATTCGGCTATCTTCTCATCATAGCCGACCTCCTTCAGAAGCTTGGCTATTTCAAAGGGAACTACCTTTGGTTTTATCGTCTGTTTATTAGCCATTATCCAACTTTTTAATATCTTGCCAATGCGTTACTGGCATCAACATGTAATTACAAAACTTATACTCTGCGGTTATTACTGACGGGTTATTACTTCGATGACAAAACCAAATTTCCTTATTCTCTTCATTAGTAACAAGAACTTCTTCACCGAACTCCGGCAAACGCTCCTTAACTGAAATCCAATCAGACTTATCCGCTTCATCATATGCTTGTTTAAGCAAAGGAAGAACCTTATCCAAGTCTTCGAAATCCGGTACGACTTCATTAACTCGCAAGATTGCTTGACCTAACAAGCTCTTAATCTTTTCTCTGTCCATTGCTCTTCTCGGTTTGTTTCTCTAAGTCTTTTAAATCTACCTTCTCAAATCGAGGAACTGGCTTACCATCTACCTCAACATTACCAAAGAACATTTCCTTTGGTCGCACCCAAACTTCATGCTGTCCGCACACTGCTTGATACGCAACCTTAGCTTCAGAAGTCTCGCTATCAGTAACCTCACCAAGGTACTCATAGAAATTGCCCTTATAGTGTCGGTAAATCGGCTTACTGAATCCACCATGCAGCCAATCGGCTTTGCCGTTGATTTTCACGTACTCCCTTACCGCATCGCACTTACAGGACTTATTCAGCTCTTCTACCCAATCAAAGAAAGCTTGTTTGTCCTTGATCTCTTCACTTGATACCATGAAGAGATAAGTGCAAAGAAGCATCTTACCTGCATCAGTATCATATTTCTTGTTCACCTCTTCAGCTAATTGCATCATAGGTGTATCTAAGCGATAATTCCAACTCATAATCTATCCTTTCTTACTTTTTAAATTTGCCAAATCCTCTTTCAAACGTAGATGGAAATTATCTTCTCCATCATCACCGGAAAGAAGCCAATCAATTCTTTGGGCATAAACCTGAGCTTTCTTCAGAAGTTCAATACCCTTTTTGAATTCCTTGATAGTCTCTTTAGATAAGCCATATCTGTTAGGCATCGTATGATGATGTTTTCTAACATACTTGTCTTCATCCTCTTCTAACCATCGGTCTTCGAGAAAGCATCTTTCGTCTTCCTCATCCAATGGATGACCATCAACATAATCTTCTATCTTTGTATATATGTCAGCAATCCGATACTGAGCATAATCAAAACGTCCACCACTCATTGACTTTTAACTTCAAACTTGAACTTACTTCAACGCAGTCAACCTCGCTTCTAGCTGTTGGATGATGTTATCTATAGTCTTTCCCCTATAATCAATAGCAATATCTTCCAGCACCTCAATCTGAGCCGCAATTTTTAATCTTTCTCTTACTACTGTCATAATCAAACTTGTTTATTATGATGCCGTGCTTGCAAAGTTGTAATGCACGATATAAACATAACCGCCATACATCTTTCCGATTGTTACTTCAACGAAATCAAAGATAATGTCGCCATCCATCTTGTAAGAAATCAAAGGCTCAGTTGGGAATGCATGGTGTTCTGTGTTGAAACGATACACTTCTTGTGATAGTAGCTGCTTGAATACATCAACCTCACCATCCTTTGAAAAAACTCCTTTAAACTCTTCTTCATTGTCGATTGCAACAACTACTCCAAGTTCACTTCTGACACATACACCTTCATTTCTACCACTTTGTTCATTATACAAGACGGGTAATGTGTAAACACCTCTTGATTCTTTCATATGCTTATTCTTAATTTGTATTTTGTTTTTATCCTTCAAGTTGCTTGCATTGAGCTAAGTCTATTGCATACGCCCAACGCTTAGGAACAAAAGACATCGTAGGCTCGAATCTATCCGCACGCTCAACGCATACATCTTGCGTCCGGTAAATCAATCCATCAGAGCCTTTTACCTGCAACTCAACTAGAATTGTATGGTCTAGCATCGGGAACTTATCAATATCATGCCAGACTTCACCGCCTTCAATAAATGAAGGCTTAATATGATTAATCTTTTTTGCCATCACTTACCACAAATAAATGGGTTAGACTTATATTCGTTCTCAATAGTCTCACGGCTACCGAAGCACCACAAATCCTTGGATAGCTCCTTGTGCAACCTTGAAGACTTAATATAATAGCCATTGTTGACATCGTAATGCTTACGTACCATGATATTGTCGTTTACCACTCCAGTCTCATCATCTGTGATAACATAGAACAAACGCCCATCGCTGAATGCTTTCAAGCCTTTGTACACTCCATTAGAGACAACCATCTTTTCATAGCCGTTCGTCTCCCAGTTGGCATAATCCCAGATGGTTTCCAAATCATCATCATTCAGAAGATTATTATCCGTGATAACCTTGCCTATTACCTTGAATTTGCCATCATGCATCATTGCCTCAACAACAAATTCATCAGCAGCGTTAAAGTCGCTAATCTCTATGACATTCATAATACTTGTGCTTTATATTCTCGTAAATCACCCTCTTTGCAGCCTTTGCTCTTCTATTATTAGCAGAAAAGACATCATCATACAAAGACATATCTTCACTCTCAAAAGCCACATGCTCACCTTTGTAGCAAGCATCAAAACGGCATCCTTTTTCAGACTTAGCCGCAGTAAACTTTATCTTACCAAACTTAATCTGCATAAGCCCTATCCTAGAAAAAATATTAATGATACTATTTCAAGAGCAAACAAAAGCGTTAATGCATTCTCAATCGTGAATACCTTTTTCATTTTTTCAATACAGTTTTACGTGTGTCTCACGTTCTAAATTTATAATGTAAGGGGATTTTATATCCCCTTTATTGTTCTTACTTCAAAACTCGATAAGTTTTATCGAAATCATTAAAACTCTTCAGATAACCCTTTTCGGTCAAAGAATTTAAGATTTCTCTCAACTCATCCTTGGTATTATCCAAATCGAAATCATACAAGTCTTCAAAAGTAAAGTACTTGTTACCACCAATTACATCAGCCATCACTCCGATGTTGCCATAAACCATTGTTTCTTTCTTACTCAATCTAGTATTCATAACGAATCACAGTTTTTACGGTGTGTCTCACCTTTTTAAATTAGTAACCTTGTTTCTTAATTACATTGCAAAGATACAAAGAATATCCGAAATATGCAAATTATTTAATGTATTTCTTTTACCTTTTAACGCTTATTATATCTAGATGCATAAAATTAACTTTCTGTAGCAGAAAAAGCCAAAGAATCCACCATTTCGTTATACATATTACCTCTATGAGCCTTTACCCAATGGTATCTTATCGCCTTGTCTTTCGCTACCTTATTATATATAGGCTGCAAATCTCCTAACTTGGAAGCCTGTATTCTCTCTATAGCTACTTGGCAATCCACATATACATCAACAGAACACAAAGGAGGGCAATCACTCAATGCCTGAATGACCGCCCTTATTTCGGCTCTCACCGAATCGTTTACCTTAGCTGTGATAAATGTATATTTCCCACTTTTGATAATCGCTCCCTTATGAAGCACAAGCCAACCGCAACCACACTTATCTTTCTTGCTAGAACCATCGGCATACACCTCATAGCGCACACCTTTAGCCTCATCAACAATCATCTGAGCAACAACCTCCAAAGAGTCATTGCTCATCATCTTGGCTATTTGCTTGGCTTTCTTCTTCATAAGCGATTAAATCAAACCTCGTTCCTTGAACTCATTCATCAATGGGGTTGCCAAGACCTCAATATCTGGATGAGGCTTTCCGGTAGTTCCCTTTGAACGCAAATCGAAGAAATGAAGCCAATCACTCACGAATGCGGTATGAATCAGCTCCGTATTGGTATCAAGAGGAAGAATAGTTCTCGCATCTTGTGGCTTCAAACCATCATCCTTAACCAAAGACAAATACATCATTTCACATACTCTATTGGCAAACCACCATTTTTCTACCGGACTCCAATGCTCATAACTACCGATGTTCTTTGCAAGGTCTACAAATGTTCCACCATCATAAGAGGATGGATTAGCTGAACTATCATCACTAACCCACTTTGGCTTGTTGATAGCAATCTCGCCTCCGAACTTATCTTTACTATAGTTGCAATATCGGGTGCTTTGTTCCGCTACGGAATCAACACGATGCCTGTTAGCTTCTCTACTTACCGCAATCTGAGTAGTAAAGCGGACGGTTATTCGTTTCTCATGCCATTCCGTAGGCTCGCAGATATAGTCCAAGTCGTCAAACCATTCATTCTCAACTATCACTCTGTAGTTGGTCGTAATATAGTAATCGTTACCTATCTGCATCACCTTGGAATACTTGTTCTCACGATAGTGCTTGACCAACAAAGATTCAGGTACAAAGAAGTCATTATCGTAAGCAACATGGAGATAGATTGTTCCATGCTCGCACATGGCAAGATGGTTGCTGCTTACCATACGCTCAACGAAAGGCTTTGCGCTGTCTTTGTCTATCTTCATACTTGACGCATAGCAAGTGCGACCGCACAACTCTATCTGCTTGTAAACTCCATCCATACCCTCGCCTTGGGATAGGATTTCATATTTCGGTTCTAATATCTTCATATCCTTATAAGTTTGAAATTCGACTACAAAGATAACTATTATATTCCACTCTACCAAAAATTAGCACTCAGTTTAACAACACTTATCTATATTGTGAAAAACAAAACCAGCCCTACTTTCACAAGCAAGACTGGGTATATATACGAAGTTTCAAAAATTATCTTTGTTTAAATTGCATAACTGCACCATATACGGTATGCGCTGCATCATGGCATGATTGGGAACATTGCCCTACACCCCACAAATGCTTATCTTTTATATCATCATTCGCAAGACTCTCCGACAAAGACAAAGCCAAGAGTTGTGTCTTACTAAGATTGTCACGAATACTATCTTTCTTCTCTATCTGCAAAGCGTTTCTTATCGCTGGTGCATTCATACCAAATAAACCTGTATAAGAGGCGTTAGTACATTCTCGGAAACCTTTGCCTTTTACACCATGCGCTCCTAAAGTTGATGTCAGCTCCTTTCTAATACCGACTCCTTTCATTCGCTCATCTATCCAGGCATCGTCCTTTCCCTTTCTCTTATAGGTCTTGCGATACTTGTCAAGATACAAATCTGGGTTCTGCTGCGCAGCAACTTCTTGAAGGAAGACTTCGTTCACGATGACCGCTAGGTCTTTATCGAGGTAGCGAGCATATTCGAGCAAGATTCTGTTGCTTCCATATATGCCGCCACTTCTTCCCTTCTTAGATAAAAGGACGGATTTTCCGTCTTTTTCCGCCTTCCTCTCCGATGCTATATATTCCTTTGGGTCGGGAAGTAGTACCCATCGCTTAGGTTCTTTACTCTTTGGTGAACCTGCAAACTTCCATAAGTCGTTAAGTGACTTTAACTCGCCATCAACTCCTACTAACTTCTTCAAAGATGAGGCTGAAAATCTTGAAACTTCGTTCATACTTCTATGTTTTAAATCCGGTTGCAAAGATAAATATTTTCATCTGTTCTCAATAAGAAAAGAAACCTCTGTGATTCACTATTGCCTTAAAGTGAAAAGAGAAACGAACCCTCATGGAAAAATTTCCCTCAGCTTGTGTTGGAACAAAGATTTGCGCTTACATACTTTAAAGGTGTGGAGACTTGCATCTGAACGCATACCTGCGCTTAGTTGCATTTCTCCACACCTTTTGTATTACAACCTATCAACCTTGTTTTTGATAGTGTCAAGATTACGGCTCATCTGTAAAATATGCTTATTCCAGCTTTCTTGTCGCTCATCAATCGACTGCAAGCACATCAAGCTTTGGGCAAGAATGGTTCTTCCCTCATCAACGGCGGTCCATATATTACCTACATCACCCATAATGGTATTCACGCTAGCCGTTAATAAGCTACCCTCTATACCACCTTCACGAGCAGCAATAGCATCCAACTTGGTATTTATGAGCTTTGCTTCCTCATACGTGCCCTCCGTGGCAATTTGTACCGCTGTGAAACGACCATTCAACTCATTACCCGTATCTTGGCTCATTGATTCAAAAGAACCGGAAGAAGCGGACTGCTCGTAAGATTGCTTGTAACCCGTAATATCAGCAATATTATCACGAATAGCCAAACCCTCTTGAACTATCTTATCATACTCTTCTTTAAGATTATTCAATTCGGTTGGCGTGAGCTGCCTTCCTCCGTTCTCCTTCATCTTGTTTGCCCAGCTTTCATAAAGAGGCTTAAGCTTTTTATTCATAAGGTCTCCCAAAGCGAAGTTGAGCATCGACTGGTTGAGCATTGTAGTGAAGTCATTAGAAAAATCCTTTGCGGACTTGCTCATATCCATAAGATTGTTTATGAAGTCACTCTTCATCGAATCAAAGGTTGTTTGAGTCAAATTCTCATTGATTTGCTCCGTCAACTCCTCTAGTTTTCCCGCCAGTTCTGTATATTGCTCCCAATATTCCGTCTTATCATACTTGCCTTGGTCGGTCATATTCTTCCATACATCCGCATTATGTGTACGAATGTCAGCCATCTGCTCTGGAGTGAGCTTGTATATATCCTCCAAGGAATTAACCTTGTTTATCGAAGAATTGGTATAACCGCCTCTGACTGCCGATTGCTGTGCCAAAGTCTTATTGATTGCCGCATAATCTTGTGCAGAAAGATTCCAATAATAAGCATTTGAATGGTGTGCACCATGATACCCCATTTGTGTTTTGAGAATATCCATCGTTTGGGTATTAACCTGCTTTTGAGCATCGTAAGCTGCATTATAGTTGCTAACGGCTGTATAACCGGAAGATTTGTCAATAGACTCTTTTAACTTATCAATGGAATACATTAATCTATCATTGCTCTCGGTCAGCTCTTCTGTTTTCTTCGCAACTTCTGCACCATTACCTCCACCAATACCGAACATCTTGCCCAACGAACCAATGGTTTTTATTCCATTCATAGCTGCGCCTATGTAGTTTCCGCTTGCAAAATCAGAAAAGGCTTGTATTCCACTGTTCAATGCATCCATTCCGTTATTCACAGCTTTACCAAAGCCTGTGTTTCCGAGACCCAAAGCATCGACTAACCCCGGAAGGTCTTTCAGTTTATCTTGGATTTTTCTCAAACCCTCAGCCCATTCCTCGATAGTATCGTGCAAGCTCTTCTTTGCGGCATCCTGCTTTACCTTGGCTTCTTCCTGTGCCTTTCCAACTTCCTTTGTTGCCTTTCCAACCTTAACCTCTGAAACCGCCAAATCATCAAAAAGCTTACGTAACTTCTCTGTTTGGCTTGCACTGAGATTCTTGGTAGAACCCATAAGTTTGTCCTTATTGGCAGAAGTGATATTACTGGTATCTATGTTAACCCCACTTTCAGCAAACACGCCTTGGATTTTTCTCCTTTGGCTCATATTATCAGCCTTGGCATCAAACTCCCCCTTCCTAGCTTGTGCCAATCGGTCTTGCGCATCCTTCGCCTCATCAATAAGCCTACGGTGTTCACGGACTGCATCATTAACCAATCCCCATCTATCCTTCTGCTGGGAAATCGCATCATCAATCTTGTAGATTTGGTCAGATACGGTTTTCATGTCATCAATTTCCAACGTACCCGAACCAAGCAACTCCTTCATCTTCTTGCGAAGGTCTTCAAGATAAGGAATACTCAATCGGTTCATATCCTGAAAGACAACATCCCAATTGATTGAATCCTTGAAATCCGTAAAATTCAACTTCTTCAACTGGTCGTTCATCTCCATTTCCGCACTCGCTGCACCAAAAGTATCACCTTTCTCTCTAGCAAGGTCTATCTTGTCCGTGTATTCTTTCAGAATAGCATAACGTTGTTGTTCTAAGCTGCCGTATTGCTTCATGAAATCCAACATGTCCTTAATCTCTGCTTGCTGGATTTCCTTCAGCTTTAATTGCCTCTGTTTCTCAATCAAGGCAATTTGGTCTTCAGAGTTCTGTCCAATGGTCTTTCCAAGATGATTACCCTTGTCGTCAACCATTTGTGTGCCCAATACCTCTTTGCGGTATTCCGCATCAGACTTACCCTGTTTCCACATGTTGGCTTTACGACCTTTTCCCGAATTTACCCAAACGGTCTGGTCTTTCTTCTTCTTAGCCTCAACGAGTTTGTCAATCGAATCCTCTATAGCCTTTTTCTCCTTGTCTGAAGACATATTAATTTGAGCAATCTCCTTTTCGGTCTCATTTTTAATCAATTCCGTTCTTCGCTTTGACAACTCATCGCTGGCTTTCTCCGAATAGGATGAAATAGACTTGGAGTAGTCCTCCTCAGCCTTGCGCTTATTACCAGCCTTTGTCTCGGCATCATTCCTAGCCTTTTCTGCATCCCTAGCCGCTTTCTCTCTTGCCTTCCTCTCCTTATCTATCTCCTTTTGGCTTTTCTTCGGCTTACTTTCGAAGTTGTTACCTCTTGCTTGCATCATAGCCAATTCGTTTGCGACCTGTTCGTAAGTCTTATATTGACCTCCAACTTGAAGAACATCCCCTTTTTTGTGTCCGTCAAGCCAGTTCTTTCTCGCTGCCATACTCGCTTTCAACTGAGACTGAGACATATTCTTAATCCATGCAGGAAGCTCACTATCATCATAGTTAACCTTAATATCAAGATGCAATTTTCTACTGCACAACTTTATTGTTTCTTGGATTTCACTATTCAAATCCTTGAAGCTCTTCTTCGCATATTGATTTTTCAAAGCTTGTTCCTCTTGCGCATAAGTCAATCCTGATACCGCTTTTTTAGCCTTTTCAGCTGCATTTGCAGAATTGTTTACCTCCGCTTTGTTTTTATTCAATTCAATGGTATTATCCACAACACCATTCGTATAATCTTTGAAATAGCCTAAGATGTCCGTGATTTCATCCTTATGCTTCCCTTGTATTAGCAAATATGTTACCAATTCAGCATTTAGCTGGGTTTGCATTTTCTTGTACTGGGCATTAAGTGCATTCCAAACTTCTTGCTGACCTGCACATTCGGACATTTCCTGCTTTAATTGAGCCATCTTATCAAGGTCATCTTGACTTATGAGATTTCTCACTTGCCCTGCCTCAGCGTCACTAAGTCCACTATCTTTTTTGAATGAAGAATAAGTCTCATCGTTTGAAGAATTATAGTTGTCATAAGCTGCTTGCAATTGATTTGCACGTTCCATTTCAATAGCACGCTTTTCAATAACTCCTATCAATTCGTTTTCATGCTTCAGTAATTCGTCTGTTTGGTCAGCCGCATTTTGTGACTTCATTTTTGTTTCGTCTAGCTGGATGCCATATTGCTCGTAAGCAGATTTCAACTCGTTGATTACATCTTTATGGTCTGCCTCTTTACCACTAGCTTGCACCAAAGTTGAGAATAAAGCTCGTACCTTGTTACTAGCCTCAGCAGCCTTATTACCCATGTCTTGAGTCTTCTTAGCAACGTCTTCCTCACTACTTCCAAACATCGCAAAAACAGACATAGCGGTTGTTACCAAAGTAAGGATGGAAGTTAAAGGATTTGAAAGCATTGCAGCCCATAGCTCCCTCATACTAACGGTAACGGCATTAGTAGCCCATGTTAACACATTTTGAGCTAATGCTAACCCTTTTGTGCCAACAGATAATATAGAGGTAACAAGGGAATTCCGTTCCTTTGCTCCTGTATTCACGTTCTCGGACGTTGTATTTACATTAGTAGCCGCAGTATTAGCTGTCTTTGAAGTCGAGTTTGCCGTATTAGCAATAGTTTCCGAAGAAGTAGCATTTGCATTAGCACCTTTTGCGGTTGCATTGCTAGCTTCAGAAGTAGTATTGGTTTGTGTAGCAGTAGTTGCCGCCTCCGTAATGCTAATCTTACCATCCTCTATATCTATTCCTTGCTGAACAATATCTCCAATTTCATCTGCCGCTGCTCCTGTCTCTTTATAGACCTCGGTTTCATTCTCTTCGGCTTCTGTCAACTTCTCAGTCGTAGTCTGAAGTTCCTGTTGGATAGCCTTACGCTTTGCGTTAGAACTTTCGTATTCCTCATCCGCTTGCTGACGCTTTTGCATTAGCTCTTCCAATTTCGCTTGTTCAGCCTCGTATTGAACTATTGAACTATTTTCGTTATCCGAAAAAGAATCCGCATAGCCACCAAATGAAGTCGTATCAACCGCCCCATTATCATAGACCAATTCCTTTTCTTTCTGTTCTATGATTTGCTGCTGCTTTTTTATTTCCTCATCAAGCTGAGCAAGGACTACTCTCTTTTCACGAGCCTCATCCATCGCCTTATCATAGCTCTCTTGTTGCAAGTCAACTTTCTTCTGTAAGGCGTTAGTTTCCAAAAGAGCCTTACCATAAGCGGTTTCATTTGCCTTGGCTATTTTTTGCTTTAAATCTGCCTCAGCTTTAGCTTGTTCCGCAGCCTTGTTTGCGGCTGCAATATCAGCTTCTTGCGATTTCTTAGCACGCAACTCTTCCTCAGCAGCTTCTTTGGCATTTACCGCATTTTGCCATTGGAGTTGTTCTTTCTCCGCAAGTCTTGTCTGCTCAACCAAAAGGTCACGCTTCAACTGGAGTTGTTTAGCCATTTCATCACTAATCAACCCCTCGGATTTCGCTAATTCTATCTGCTTAGATATGCGTTTCTCCGTTTCATCATCACCGATATTTTCGGTATCGGACAAAGCATTCCCCAACTCATTATAACGGCTTGCCTTATAATCTTTTGTATCTTTTCCGTTAAGATGTCGGTAATCATTTTCCATTTCCTTGAACTGAGCCATTTTCTCATCAAGTCCCTTGGAAAGTTCCAAAGCCTCCATCTGTTCCTTAGCAGCAGATTGTTGCTGAGTGACAAGCATATCACGTTTAAGTTGCAATTGCTCTGCCATTTGTTGGGTTATGAGTCCATCGGTCTGAGCCTCTTTGATTTTAAGAGACACAAGTTCCTCAGCCTTATCCGTACCCAACATATCTGTATTAGAAACAGCCTTATTCAAATCCGAAAGTCTTTGGCTCTTATATTCGGATGTATCTTTTCCGGTGTAGGAATGATACAATTCAGCTTCATCTTTGTACGCTTTTATCTTTTCGTCAAGATTACTTGCAATACTATCAAGTGTAGCTTTGTTTTGAGCTTTTTGAATGGATGCTGCTGCCATCAAGCCAGCTTTGTAAGTTCCGACCATAACAGCTGCACTTCCTATCGTTTTAACCAGAGTCTCCCAATTGTCAACCAAAGACGAAATCAAATCTAAGCCTGTGCCAAATATTCCTTGTGACTTCTTGCCGAGTTCGTTAAACATCTGGTCAACGCTATCACCAATGTTAGACCATTTGCCTTGCAAGGTTGTGGATTGTTTTTCCATCAGTCCGCCAAACTTGCCGCCCTCTTCGGTCATGTTGATGATAGCTTTCTTCACCAAATCAGCTCCAACCTTTCCATCGGTAACAGCTTGCTGAACCTCTTGAGTAGTCTTCCCCATGATTTTACCAAGCTCCTCGGCCATCGGAATGCCCCTGCCCATAAACTGACGCAAGTCCATCGTGTACATGCGGCCTTGGCTCATTGTTGTACCATACAAATACACCAAATCGTTCAGTGGAACGCTAAGACCTGCCGAAATATCACCAAGATGAACAAGAATATCATTAACCTCATTTGCAGCCGTACCATAAGCCAACAACTGCTTCGCTCCATTCGTTATCGAACTCATATCGAAAGGAGTTTTCGCAGCCGTTTGAACGAGTTGGTTCATCAACGCTCCTGCTCTCTGCTCACTACCAAGCATTGTAGTGAATGAAATTTCAAGCTGTTGGAATTGTGAACGAACATTAAAGATGTGTTCTGCCAATTGTTCAAACCCCAAGCCACCTACGAGGCTCATTGCTAATTGCTTTGCATCACCACCAAGACGATTAAACAAAGATGTAGCACCTTCACCTACTGTAGGCACTTTCTTCATTTCTTCAATCATTCCGGCAAAGGCATCAGTCATTACCTTCACGTTATCAGTAGTCGCATTAGAAGAACCCGAATAACGAACATACTCTGCTTGCATGTTTTGTAATTCTGTTCTTGCATGCTTTCCTAATCCCGTAAGATTCTCGTAACGTCTTTTCTCTTCATTGAGTATTGTGGAATTTTCGCTTATATCACGATTAAGGATTGTTGAAGTGCCAATATCTAAGCCTCCTTTTCGAAGTTTAGACTGCATCTTTGCTATCTCAGAAGAAAGTCTTTCAATCTTTCGTTTAGATGCGTCTGTTTGCAACTCGAAAGAATAAACCTCCCTTGTAAGATTCTGCATTTTTTTTGCATAATCACTACTCATCACCAAAGCATAGCGAGACATTGCAGAACTAAGCTCTGTCACCTTTTGCTTTTGCTCTGCATATTTATCCGTAAGGTCTTGAACCACCGCCTTGTCTGTCGCCTTTGTTGTTTTCAGTAACTCACCACGCAATCTTTCAAGCTCTTGCTTGGCTTGCTTGATTTGGTCGAAATTCGCTTTGATATTAAATTCTAGCTGTGCCATCCTTATATGTTTTTATTGGCAAAATTAGCTAATATTCAAAGGAATAACGAAAGAATTAACGTGTGCGATTTCACTAAAGATTTAAGTGCAAAGATTAAGGTATAGACACAAAAAAGCCTTCCACATTCACATGCAGAAGGCTCAATTCTTACTTATTTTCTTCTATATATAAAGACCATCAAATCACGACAGCCTGTAATTCTTTTAAAATTGCTTCCTACCAAGGAATCGAACCTTGGACAACCACCATGTAGGAAGTTCTTCTGTACTAAACCTTACCTAACTCCACTTCACTCCACCTAACCATTCTTTACCTTACCAGACCTAACCCAACCTTACCTTACCCGACTTTTGTAGTTATGTGAATTATTTCTTTTTTACTCTAAATGCTCCATAAAGCTTTCTGTAAGTACCAACGTGATAGCGAAGATCTGCTATTCCTGTCACCTGTAATACTTCCTCATCGTTCAATTGAGTCTCATCAAACCAACATGTAATTTCTTCTTATATCAGTAACCATGCTTACCACTTCACGACTAAACCATTTCTGATTTCGTTTGCAAAGGTAAGCATAATTTCTGAAACACGCAAATTATTTAGTGTATTTCTTTATTCTTTTAAACTTTATTTTCTTTTAGAAACTTATTTTTAAAATTACACCTTATTATAATCATAACAAATAAAGCTCCATAGCTAATCTGATAATTTATTAAGATTATCCTTTAAGTCTATGAAAACATAATCCTTTGCCGTTATTTTTATAACTTTTGTTTTTGCTTTTGGGTAGTCCAACAACCCCTCTCCCCAAACATCACATAATGTCAACTTTACACGTTCGCTTCCATGCAACTCTTCAATCAAGACAGTCTTTGATATTTCATCATCAAGCTCATAGAGCTTGCTAAACAAGGAAGATACGTTTTCAGAATACTCTAAAAGCGTTCCGGTTGGTCTCTTTGTTAAAGATTTGATTTTTTCAATTATCTCTAATTCTTTTTCAAATTTTTCTACTAATTGCTTGTCTGACTCTTCGTTTTTTGCCAATAAAGACAAATCACTTGCCATTTTGTTTACGCAGCTATCCACTCTTTGAAAAGACCCAACCTTATCATAAAAAGACCATCTCCAAGACATTGCCTTAGAAAAATCATCGCAACTTACGATTTTATTACTCATGTTTATTGCCACTTCGTTTTCTATTGAGCTATTCCAATTCGTAATATAATCAGCTGTTATAAATTTTAGTCCATATATAAGGCGAATCGAAGACATACGTATATCTTTAGCCTTAGACTTGCAAATAGAAGCATTCTCTGCCTTAACTTGGTTGAAATGGTACACATATCCACCAATGCCGCCACCTAGCACAACGATTGCTGCGATGATGGCAATTATCAATTTCTTCTTCATAATCACATTTATTTAAATTGTCAATATACTAACTTTACAACACTAAACCTGTTAATTCGTTTATTTACGAATTGGATGTATTCCTATGATGCGTTCGACATCTTTATCAAAGAAGACCTCATACCTTGTACATTTTCTATTTTTGTCTATATACGCACCATTAATCTTATCGGGAGAGATAACAACATAATAACCACATAATTCTGTATGATTATTAATCATGCCAATCTCATCAGCTTTTTCCAACAGATTTTTTGCATTTTGCTCTTGTCTTTGTATCTCATTATAAACATAATTGATATTACTACTAGACAAATACATATTCCTAGACAGCGAGTCGTTGCGCCACAAACTATTATAAGCGACCATAACCATATCGGCAGAAGCAGGATTGCATTGGAATTCCTCTAACTTCTCTACATTGGCGCACTCAAACCCTCTTGCCTTAATAAGGGCATCTGCTTTGTTTTCCTTTGATGTACAACTAGTCAACAAGAGCACAACAAAAGAAATAAAATATAAGACCTTCTTCATAATCCAATACTTTTTTCATTATTCAACTTTGTGGGGAACACCCCACGTAACTTAACACTTTCCAGTTTATCCAGCACATCCCTTGCTCCAGCTATGGATGATGCGGAATACTAGTATGCAAAAGTACATCTTTTATACGAAACCGCCATTGTTCGTCTTTATATTTAACTATTATTACACTATCTGTTATATTTTGTTATAATAATCTTTATTACATTAATATACTTGCAAGTTACACTAAAAAGTCGTATCTTTGCATCCGATTTCCACATTATAGGAATAACAGCTTAATTTTTAGAGCGTGAGACACACGTTAAAAACTGAAAAGAAAGAGACAATGGAAAATGGGATTGTTTTGACAAAAGAAAGTACTTCATCAGATTTAGAGCGATACTTTCGTAGTGTTTTGGAGTTAGATAAGCAGAGCAAGGAATATCCGGTAAATCTTGATGATGTCTGGCAGCTCGCTTACGAGCGAAAGGATAATGCTGTGCGTGCCTTGAAGACCAATTTCATTGAGAATGTGGACTTTATCGTTATCCGCAATAATGCGGAAAACTCGCTCCTCAATGATGCGGAGCAAGATTCTGATAACTCACTTGCCCAAAATGGCAAGCAAGATTGGGGCGGTAGCAATAAGATTAATTATTATCTCACTTCTGCTTGCTTGGAGTATTTTATTGCCCGCAAAGTACGCCCAGTATTCGAGATATACCGCAAGGTCTTTCATTGTGTAGCACAAGGCATGATACCTTCTTATCAGATTGAAGACCCAATTGAGAGAGCGAAGCGTTGGATAAAGGAGCAGGAAGAGAAGAAAGCCATTGAGGAAAAGAACAAGGAAATGCAGCCAAAGGCAGAATACTTTGATAACTTGGTTGATAAAGGCTTACTTACGAACTTCAGAGACACGGCAAAGGAGATTGGATTGAAACAGAACCAATTCATAAAGATACTGATTGCGAAAAAATACATCTACCGTGACAAGCAGAACCATATCAAGCCATACTCGCAATATAACGATGATCTGTTCAAGATGAAGGATTGGGGAAATGACAAGGCAACTGGCACAAGAACCCTAATCACGCCAAAGGGAAAGGAAACATTCAGGTTACTTTTCGGAAACAATAACATGCCTTCGTTGAATTTCTAGGCAAAGGAGAGGAATGCTATTTCCCCTCCTTTTTTGTTTTCTTAGGAACGGACGCAAATCTGCGTTGGTTGCATCCTACATTTGTGGATTCTCTATTAAACTTTTTCTATCTATTGGTGGAACAAAAACTTTCTTTTCTTCCTTTTCTTCACCAATTGCAAGAATATAATGCTTAGGATATGTTAGGCAATGAAACGTTACACGTTTTCTTCCATAATACCATTCTGCCTTAACCACAAACTTATCATTCCTAAAGAAAAAGCTATTATTCTGGGTGAGTATGAAATCCTCCTTTAACTTCTTCTTAATAACATTGGTATTGATTTCTGTCAGCTCATATTTACTAGGTGATATAGGAACATAAAGCATCTTCTTGGAATCTACATTCTTGTCATCTTCATATATAGCATCCTGCATCATTAAAAAGAAACTTCTATCAATACGCCCTACATACCTGTCCATCACGGCATAACCTATAGTTCCATAGACATTTGCCAACGTTACGGTATCACCATCCATTTCAGATACATCATGTGTCTCTATATACTGCCCAAATGTCTGAAATCCTTTCTTGGGAACTACAGGCATCGCCTTGATATATTCTTGTGCCTTAGATGGCAATGCAAGCATTATTATTACGGCAACTAACAAATCTTTCTTCATAATCTAATTGTTTTAATTATCAATACTTGAGAGGAACGCTCACCTAATTACTTTCCAACTTGTCCAGCACGTCCCTAGCCTCAGCAATGGACGATGCGGAATACAACTCACCACCTTGTTTTATTAGGGCGATGAAATCTGAACAATCAGCTTCGGAAACTAGTTCTGCAAGCGTTACACCTATAATGCTTGCTATCTCCTGAAGACTGGCTACAGTTGGATTCCCATCAATAGTTTGTATCAAGGATGGTAAAGATACTCCCTTGCCACCTTTTTTATTAGTCAGCCTATCCGCTACATAAGTAAGCGTAAAGCCTTTTCGTTTAATTACGCCTCGTATATCCATACCTTATTATATATTAAGTTCTAACTTTACTTATTGATGTTGCAAAGATACACATATTTTCGCAAACAGCCAAACTTATTATGAAAAACTAAGTTTTTAACCTAACAATGCAAACAAATCTTAATTTGTGTATTAAATCAGCAAACAAAGGTTAAAGTTAGGATAAAACTTAATAAAATATTTGGTAGTTAGGATAAAACTTAGTATCTTTGCATCGTGATTAAGAAACAAAGGTCACAATAACATTATTAATTTAGTTGAGGTTGCACCTCCGAGTCGGCACTCGTAAAACGGTATAGTGATTATGGCTATTACATTAAGAAATACATTGAGTGAGGTAATGAAGCTTGCTTGGCAGTTCATCAAGAAGAATGGCTACACAATGAGCGAGGCTTTAAAGGTTGCTTGGATGAACATCAAGCTGAAGGGTCAGATGAAGAAGCGCATCGTGAAGTTCTACTTCCAGAAGGTTGATGGCAGCTTGCGTGAGGCTTTCGGCACATTGAGCGAGAAGGTTATCCCAGCTACACAGGGTGCAGGTCGCAAGATGAATGACACTTGCCAAGTGTACTTTGATACCGAGAAAGAAGAATGGCGTTGCTTCAAGAAGGCAAACCTTATGAGAGTTGCATAACAGATTTCTAACGATTTAAAAGAAACTAGATATGAGCGCAAAGATTATCGTGATGCAAGGCAACATGGTTGCAACCATCGAAGAGACGAACAAGGACGCATTTATCAAGCGTGGTGAGTATAAAGAGACCGAGTTGGACAGACATAAGCGTGAGGTCGATTTCTTGATTACAAGCATCGCTAACCGCTACGAAGTGACATTCAATCACAAGGTAGAGCTGAAGGAAAGCCGGAGCATCAAGAAAAGCGAGTATTTCGATAACATCTACTACGTTACCGAGAACGCATTGAACAAGCTTAAAAAGCAATACTCATACGAGTGTGACTTGTAATAGATTTCGTGAGGCACACGCTAAACTGCACCGGACTTTGAATATTAAATATTTAAGAGATATGAATAAGGATTTGATGAATGCTCTTTATGTTGAGCATGATGGCAAGATTGGTGTTTTAAGCTCAGATGAGCGCAAGGCGGTATCACAGGTTATCGGTACGGATTTGACGCTTGTGTACGACAAGAAAGAGGGCAATACGTACCTTTTGATACCATTAACCCGAAACCATAAGTTTGAGTGCAAGGGTAGTCATATTATCGTGGATGGCAAGAGGTTTAATTCCGACATCTTTTTCCGCAAGGATGCTTGTCAGTGGATTCAGATTGACAAAGAGACGTTATCTATGGTAGCGTAAGATATATAGGTTACTTGGCAGCAGGTCGTGAGCGGGACACGACAGAAATCTAAACTTCCACAGGTATGTTGCCAATAACCCTTTTTTGTTTAACAATTAAATTAGTTTCAAAATGTTAAGAGCAGTAAAAATAAGATTATATCCAAACAAAACACAAGAACAAACACTTAATAAGGTGCTTGGATGCTATCGTTTTGTCTATAATCAATGCCTTGCTCAAAAACAAAAAGCCTACAAAGCAGATAAGACGAACCTAAAGGTAACTGATTTGTCAAAGTGGTTTCATGGAACATTGCTGAAAGATGAACAATATGCTTGGCTGAAAGAACAAAATACAAAGGTAATGAAACAAGCAATCAGACAAATGGATGGTGCTTACCAAAAGTTCTTTAAACAGCATAATGGTTTCCCGAAATTCAAATCAAAGAAAGATAAGCAATCAGCATTGTTTCCAATTGATGCAATTTCAAAGCGCAATACTTTTGAAACGAGACATATAAGTTTAACAACACCATTGAAGGATATTAAATTTCGTTGTTCAGATTTGTATTTTAGTAGATTACAGAAGTATAATAAGAACATAAGGAGTGCTACCTTATCGAAAACCAAGAGCGGTAATTTCTTCTTATCTATTCTTATTGAAATGGAAGATACTGAATTAAAGAGATTTGAACACACAAATGAACAAGTTGGCATTGACCTTGGAGTTAAGGATTTTGTTATCACTTCTGATGGAGAGGTGTTTGAAAATAAGCATTTCTTCAAGAAGGAAGAGAAACAAGTAAAGAAACTCCAAAGGCAATTATCGAAGAAAGTTAAAGGTTCTAATAATAGAAAGAAAGCACAAGTTCGTATTGCAAAGTTATTTGAACGAATTACGAATAAGAAAGATGCTTATATCCATTATGCAACAAATGAACTATTGGCAAACTTTGATACCATCTTTATGGAAGACTTGAATGTGCAAGGGATGTTAAGAAATCATCATCTTGCAAAAGCGATTCAAGAGGTAGGGTTCTATAAGTTCAGAGAGACTTTGGTTAACAAAACAACTGTAAATAACAAACAAGTTGTTTTTGTTGATAGATATTTTCCAAGTTCAAAAACTTGCTCAATTTGTGGTTATAAGAAACGAGACTTAAAGTTAAGTGACAGAGAATGGACTTGTCCGAATTGTGGAACACACCATGATAGAGATATAAATGCTGCTGTGAACATATTGCTAGAAGGTCAACGTATGCTCACGGCAGAATAAAATAAAATGAATAAATAAGTGTCCGTAGCACCGAATTTACGCTTGTGGACTATCCTCCTATGGATGACCGTGGTTTACCACCTAAAAAGTAGTGATAGGTTGAAGCAAGAAGTGAAATATGCCTAAATCATAGATTTTCGTAGAATTTCATGTACGGTTCAGATGCAATCAAAAGAAATGCTATCAATGGTAGCATAATACATATAAGGTGAGGCACACCGAAACAACTGCACATTATCTTTGATGTTTAACAATTAAATTCCGTGAGCAATGGAAAGAAGAAGTAATGTGCAGAAATGTGCCGCAATAGTTGGTCGTGCTGGTGAGGGCAGAAGTCCTCCGAAGTAAAACAAACGTTAGCGTTTTAAATAAAACACTAAAGCGTTTGCAAGTTAAAGAGAAAAGTATTAACTTTGCAACCGAAATAACAAGGTTGTGAAGTAGAGCGCACGACTGACTGATATTTGAGATAATTAATAATTTATATTAAGCATATTATTTGAATAACTCCAAGCGTGGAGTGTCGTCATTCCGTCCATCGCTCTACAATAGTGGATGAGTGACACAAGCCCCGTTCGCACTCACGACATTAGCGGACGGGGCTTTTCGTTTCTATCACAGCCAAGCATTAAATATTAATTATTAAATAATATGAAAGATTATTTAGAAAAGAATTTGAATGATGCACCCATGCTGGGAGCATTTGTAAATCAGAGTGAGGAAATCAAGGTTGAAGGCTTTGAACTCATCAAGGTAGAAGAACGTGATGGTAAGCAAGCTGTGAACGGAAGAGGCTTACATCAGTTCCTAGGTATAGGGAAGGATTTCTCTTCTTGGATTAAGAAGCAGGTTGAACGCTGTGATTTGGTTGAAAATCAAGACTTTGAGGTTTTCACCCAAAAGGGGGAAAACCTATTTGGAGGCAGACCAACATCTGAGTATGCTTTATCCGTTGATGCCGCAAAAGAGATTTCAATGATGTCTCAATGTGAGAAAGGCAAGCAAGCCAGACGCTACTTTATAGAAATGGAGAAGCGAGCAAGAATGCAGAGTGTTCCATCTTTGCCCGATTTCACCAATCCGGCTATAGCAGCAAGAGCTTGGGCTGACCAGTTCGAGAAGAACCAAGTGCTGACCTTGGAGAACAAGCAACAGAAAGAGGAACTTGCCAAGGCATCGCAGGAGATTGTCGGACTGAGCGCACAGATTACAACAATGAAGCCTAAGACTACTTACTTCGATGTGATGATGAAGAACAAGAGCACAAGCGTGATTACATCAATGGCGCAAGATTACGGAATGAGTCCGCAAGCATTCAACAAATTGTTGCATGAGCATGGTATCCAGCACAAGGTTTCCGACCAATGGGTCTTGTACCGCCAATACTTGGATAAGGGATATGTGAATAGCGAACCAGTGACCATTACGCACAACGATGGAAAACAAACCATCAAATACAACACGAAGTGGACTCAGAAAGGACGTTTCTTTCTCTATGAGTTCCTAAAAGAGAAAGGCATCTTACCTTTGATTGAGAAAGATAATGGTGAGACACACTAGGACAACTGTAAAAGCCCCAATCTCGTTAGAGGTTGAGGCTTTCTTTATTTTTACATTTTCCTTTTATCTACTCCATAGAACAACAAGCACTTTTATTCTAATTTTCAACGACTTGTATTTTTATTACAAAAGTATTGTTATTTTACATTTCGGCTTCATTGTACTCATAATCCCAGAGGAACAACTTGCCTTTGACGTTTCTAATCGGCTCATCGAACAATTTAGCATTCTTCAAGAACCAATGATATTGGAAATCTTCAGCAAATGCATCCGGATAAGCCTCATGATACTGAATATCATCCAACTCTACGCTGCCGATAATGGCTGACGTTGGCAAGTCTTTGAAGTCTGGAATAACAATACCATGTTCTTGGCAATATTTCTTCATTGCGCTCTCTTGCCATCCGTCAAGTTTTTCGGGTTTAGCTTGACTAGCATGAATAAGGAAACGACCACGGAACTTTCTATTCCATGTTCTATTCTCAATGGTCTTGCAGCCGATAGCGATTAACCAAGCATACGGCTGGCGAATTGATAATACTTTCATAAGCTCATTGTTTTGTTGTTTACATTCGCAAAGGTAGCAAAAACCTTCGAGAAATGCAAGAAAACTCTAATTTATTTTCATATTTTCTAAAAATAATCTTGAAATAATTTGCATATTTCAAATATTTTTCGTATCTTTGCAGTGTAATCAAAGAGAGATTGCAAAGGGGATGCCGAAAACCTGAAAGAGTAGGTAAAAATGAAATCCCAAAGTCTTATGAACGTACTCAAAGTTTCATTGAAGATTTGGAAAATAGAAATCTTATCATTCACGATTAGATTATTCTAACTCCAAGGGAGGTGGTGCTGCCCACCGCCTCCCACCTTGGGATTTCGTTGCAAAGGTACGAAATTTATTTCAAACCACCAAATTTTTAACGTATGGACACAAACGAAGAAAAGACAACCAAGTCATGGGGAGGTGCAAGAGAAGGCTGTGGACGCAAGAAGAAATGCGCTAAACGTATGTTCTTTTCTGCCACAGAGGAAACGCTCGACATCCTCAATTCCTTAGACGGAAACAAGAGTGACTTTATCAACGAATGCATCCTTAAGGCGGTAAGAGGTTAGATCCTCTTCCGTCTTTTCTTTCTGATTCTGTCCCAATCCGGTTTAAGCACATCCATCGTGCCGACCATTGCCTTGTACTTGTCACCAAGTTCGCCCTCGTTCATAGATGAACGGAAAGTGTACATCTTGTATCGTTCATGCTCAGGAACATATAATCCCACCATCAAGGAACGGACTCCATCTACCTCCTGCTCCGGTGCTATCAATACAAGCCCCTCGTTCATGCTTTCCAACTTGAAAATCTTTGAGGTGACAACCTCATAATAGTCTAGTATATTCATATTCTTGTCTCCTATAATTATTTTGTACGTTCAAACACTTCAATATACTGGATAGAGCTACAATCAATATATTTACGTGTAAACACTACTGTACTTCCACTTCCAATCATAAGTGTTCTGTTCTTTGTATTGCAATTGAAAGATGTTTCAATACCAATACCATTGAAGTCGAAACTTATTTTTGCTCCACCTACCAAGTTGATACTTCCTCTAAGACCTTTGTCCTCGGCTTCGCCTAATATCACATTCACATGACCTGCATCCATATTCTCCTATAATTAATTGTTAAACACCTTCTCTAATAAAGATACGTATGATAGAGTCACTATCAATGTAATCTCTGTTTCCGTTCTCAGCAAGTATAGTTATCAAATGCTTTTTTTTGTTATAAAGAACATCGGCAGTAAAATCAAATAACTTTGATTCGCTAAAGTTTGCATGAGTTAACTGCCCATTAGAGAGTGAAATACCTGCAATGCAACCGCACTCCTTTGCATCATCTAAGATGTCTTTGATAATCTTAATATCCATAGTCTTATTACTTTACTTCTCGTTCTACAATATCGAAATTATCCCACGTCTCTCCTTCGCTGTCTGAGATATGAAAGAAAGAATCTGAGATATTGTATAGATAATCATCGCAATCCAAAACTCGCTTGTAATTCTCCAAAGTGTTCATTCCTTTGTGTCTTATCGCCTTTCTTGCCTTATCTATGGTAGAGAAGACTTCTGCATCAACCTCCACTGCTTCACCCAATCCATGTTGGTATGAAGAAATTACTACATATACTTTCATAGCTTAAACATCATTATTTCTTACGCTACCTTAGATAACGTTTCTTTGTCAATCTCAATCCATTGGCAAGCATCCTTGCGGAAGAAGATTTCACTCTTGATATACTCACCATCCACATCAATGCTATCATCCTTGCAGACAAATGTATGGTTCTTTGTCAAAGGTACAAGAAGGTACGTTTTACCCTCTCTCTTGCGTTCTACAAGCGTTTTGTCCGTCCCAAGGATAACTGATACCCTTTCGTCCTTATCGTCCTTTAGAACACCTATTTTATCCGTGTGCTCGATATAGAGCACATTCAGAAAATTCTCATCCATTTTCTTATGCATTAATCATTCTGTTATACTTTTTCTTATTAACACCTCGTTTAACGGCTTCATAGAGCAAAGTCAAAGCTAATGCTTCATCCTTGACTTTCAAAGCCTTCAAGGTATCTCTTTTTACGTTGTAGTTCTCATCGACCTCACACAATGGTACGTAGCCTTTGTGCTCGAAATTTCTTCGACCAATCGCCCAAATCTCATAGCCATCCGGAAACTCGTTTGTTGTCTCGAATTCATAACTGCCATCAATAAACTTTTCCATAATCAATTATATTAAGTTCTTTGCCTTATCTTTTCTTACTTCTCCCATCGGAAAGCGTTAGGGTCTTTTACAACCTTCTTGCTGGCTTCGTCCCACATATAACCATCATTAAACAACTTTGGGGCTTTACCATTGATTACCCGTTTCGCCTCGGCTATGCTAGCATAGTCTGGTTCAACAACATTATCAATGCGAACGGCAATCTGACCGAATACGTCCTCCACCTTGGTAATATGATGCCCTTTGTAGAACACTTCTTTCAAACACTTAGCAATTGTCTCCATATCTCAAATACTTTAAAAGTCCTAAACTAAAGGGGTGTTTAAAGGCACACCCCCTATTAAGCCTCGCCAAACACCTTAGAACGTGAATATATCTTTATGCAACTCGCAAGAAGTTGTAAGCCTTGAATTGTCTCCATGCGCCCTTTGCTTCATCCCAATAGCGGATGCAATCTCTTGATGCTGCATGCCCTGTACCATTTGGAGTATAGTCAATGTGGCTCTGAAGGAGAGTACCAAAGGCTTGTCTTACCTCACCATTCATCTTCATAAAGAAGAACTCTACTACCTTGGTCTTCATCGCTGCCTCAAGCTTTACGACCTGCCAAGCCTGTTTCAAGCACTCAACCCAAGACATTGAACTTGATTTCAACTGATAGGCTCTATGTGCCAACTGCATTACCTTTCTCATCTTGTTCTTAATTGAAGTAGTCATATCCTCAAACCGTTTTACGAGTGCCGACTCGGCTGCATAACAGCAATTAATAGTTAAACTTTAAAGCCTTTATCTCTTAAAGACATTGCAAAGATACAAAATAAAATCATACAAACCAAATTATTTGCAAGAAAACGAATGATTTTAATCATCTTTTAACATAACTATATATGTATGACCTTTTTCTTAACAGAACTTCACATTGTATGATTTAATTCAATCAATACAAGAGAAAAATTTGGTGGTTTCAAAAAACTTTCTTATCTTTGCAGCAGAAATTCAATCATACATTATTATATATTATAAATATGGACGTAAAATCAATAATCAAAGAAAAAGGCTTTACTATCGAACAGGTAGCTAAAGAAATGGGTATATCAAGAGTTACTTTTACCCAAAACCTCAGCCGTAACCCTACGATGAGGACATTACAGCGTATTGCCGATGTGTTAGGATGCAAAGTTGGAGACTTCTTCAAAGACGAAATCGAGCCATCTAAGCCAACATTTGTTTGCCCTCATTGCGGCAAGCCTATCGAGCTGGAGATTAGGACAAAGGAGGGGAAATGATATTCCTCTCCTTTTACTCTTCTATTCCTTCTCCTTCAAAAAGCCTATACCTGCATGAACATTACCCAACTTATACCAAGACTGGTTTAAAGTCATAACATAACTACTGAAGGATTCTTCCCCAATATCAAGGGTGAAGTCTTCATCTACATCAGGATCTCCATGTCTTACGTACCCCTTATTCGGGGTGTATAGCAATCTATGATATGAGCCACTCTCACAAATATAAAGTCCGCTATTACGCCAATCGAAACTCCAAAATTCCGGTTTATTCACGTAACAAAGCATTACATCACCATCGTAAATAGGAATACTATGACTTCGCTCATCCTTTTCTCCAACAAACTTTTCGCTGTCAACATTGTCAGACTGACGGATAACAGATACGATGGAGTAACCATTTCCAATAAAGTCCGCTATATCAACATATGTTCTTTGCTCTCTAAGGTCAAATTCCTGTTGGCTTCTCACGCCATCTTTCTCAAATATTACAAGTATTCTTGTATACTTATCACCAAAATTGACCATACTCAGAATCAAGCCGTTGTTCATGTAAGACGCATAAGCTTCTTTGGCTAGAGTTAATACACGCTCTAGATATTCCAATGGCTTGTATCTAACTAACCAAGACTGACCTTTATGCATCTTTTGCAAGTACGAATACATATTCATCGCCTCGTATTCATCTATTCCATGCTTCTTGCAGACCAACTTAAACTTATCCGGATAAACACTAGTTACAAGTCTATCCAATTCGTCCATAGCTTGCATGGCTTTCAAATAATCATTTGCTTCCATTTTACTAATCTTTAAGTTTCTCAATTATATAACCACGACCTGTATAGGTGCAAGACAAGCCGATATACACTAGCTGATGTAAAAGCCACAATTCTTCAGTGAACGGCAATCTATCACACTTCACAAACTCATCTTCATCCTCAAAGTCGGATGCCTTCTCTAATATTTCTTCCTTAGTCATTATCTTTTAATTTGTGTCCGAAAGCCGTTAAATTTCTATATCTTTTAGCTCCCTAAATGTATCAAGTATAGTACTCGCAATCTCAAACCTACCAACATTTGGATTCTGTGGAACACTATAACACAGAGCTTTTAAAAGCTCAAAATATTGACTCTCATATAATGTCATATGCTTACTTCTTTTGATTAAAATACTTTTCCAACTCTCGAAGAATGAACAGCCCTCCTATCTTGAAGGACTGCTCTATCACGACTCGATGTTCCTTAAATTCGTTTTGGCTTCTTGAAAACCGAAACGCCTCGTTCTCTAATACAAGTACAAACTTATTAAATTCTGCCTCGGTCATTTACTATCACCTCCTTTCTTGGGAAACAATTCATCCAAGTAGAGCCAACGAATAATAATCCGTTCTGGATTTATTGGCTTGTAACCACATTCCTTCCAACGTATCTTTTCGTATGTAGCCTCTCTGATATATATTGGCGGATTTATCTCACCATTAGGCTTATATACATACAAGATTCGTCTATCCAAGTCAGGAGCCTCACTTGCGTGATGCCACAAACTATTCAGAAACTCATTGATTATTTTGTCCTTATTCTCCATTTTTTCATTCCTCACTAAAATATTTTTTAACAAACGCTCGTTCGGTGAGCCATTTTCCTAACCCTACTCTAAAATAACGCTTTGGTTTGCCTTTCGCAAACCCATATTCGTCACGAGGTGTATTAACACTTAGGTGTATCTTAGGAACATTGTCCACCGACACGTATGCGGTTATATATTCATCTGTGAATGCCAAATGCTGAACTTCACGGAACTTTACATTTTTAAAGAACATTTCCTTCATAAGCCTTAGTCCTTATAGATTGTATCAAGAGTGCTTCTGAAATTCGGATTATCAATAACGGCTTGGACATCTTCTTTGTTCTTGAAGTAAATAGCTCCTTCGTTATAATTACGACTTGAAGTAATACCATATTCGCTGGTTCGCATGATATTATACTTACATTCATTAGAATTCCAATCCGGTTTCCAATCTCTATTATAGTACTTAGCTATAATCATTAACCTAGATAATGCAATTAGCTTATCCACATTCATATATGAAACTTGAATACATGCTGGACGAATATCTTTGTCTGCTAAAGCTGATATGGCATCCATATAGCCGATTACCCTCTTTCTAAGCTTAATAATACCAGCTTTCAAGTCACTTTTCTCAATGTCCACTTCCATTCCTTTAGGAATATCAAGGACTAATTTGTTATCTTTAATTTCCATATCTCTTTTTCATTTTAGAAGTTTTTATATTCAAAATCTACACCGAGAATTTTACGATTAAGCATTGCTACATCCATATCTCATTATTTTTAAAGCACTACGTCGAAGGTCTCTCAGTTTGAACGGATTCTTCTTCAATATGTTATTTCGCATCTTGCGGATTTCCCACTTCTGTGTAAGACGCATAGCCTTTAACAAACGATGGTCTCCGGCTAGCTTTCCTGCATCCGTTTTGCCACAATAATAGCCTTGTCTATAAGCCCAATATCGGGTTTTATAGACTTGCTTCATTATTTTCTTTGCTTGTCTTATCTTCATACATTACTTGTTTTTATAAATTTCACATGTCCCCTCATAAATAGTGTTATTACTATAAATGTCATTATATTGCGAAATGGAAACCAATCCGTTTGCTTTCATTTCCCGAAGAATACCATCATACACACTTTCTATTGCTCTTCTCTTCAATTGCTCCATGCTCGATTTATCACGACCATAATACTGCATTTCAAAGTTTGACATTGCAACTCTTGAATGAAGCTTAATAACTTGTGGCTTTATGTATCTAACCTCTATCTTTGGTTTGATGCCTAGTTGGTCAGCTAGCCATTGTTTCCATTTTGGCTTTACATCTTCTCCATCCAAACAAACAAGCAAGATGTAAATAAAGCTCATGCTAAGATATAAAATTGCTATATTCATACTCTACTACTTTTTTGTTAATCTTATCGCCTTGGTTATTCGATGGTCTTTAGAACGCAATTGGTCAAATTCTAATTTATACCAATATCTTCTTGACCACCAATAATCATTCCGGCTCTTCAAAATCTTATTGGCTTGCCTTGTTTTCATCTTGCACCTCATTTTTGGCGTTTTGTAAATACGTCAAGCATTCCTGTAAATACGACAAGCAATCCTTTCCGATAGTGCCTACCGCCTTGGAATAATCATCCTCGTATAATGATTCGTTACCATCATACCTACTAAGATATTTCTTTCTTTTTATATCTGCACCATCCATGATTTTAAGCTTTGCCACAATCACTTCATTACTGGTTGCCTTGCCAAGAAACCACAACATATTAGTTAATGCTAACTTGTTTGGTTCATAAGTGTCAACATCAGACAATTCTGACAGCCTTCCTTGAATGTATCTCGTTAGTACCTTTTTGTAATTCATACCTTGTTCTCCTTATCGGGCTTGCTTACCCATATTGTTTCGTTTTCCAACTCTTCAAGTGCTTTTGACTTTTCTCTATATCTCTCATCAGGAGGTATCATCACACCATCAATAGCACTACGAAACCTGTTTCTAGCACTGATTAATAATAACTTTACTTCATTTAATGTCTTTCGTTTGTAGAACTTTGGGACTCTGCTAACCTGCCACCAAGAATAGCATTCATCACTCCAAGGTTCAATCCACACAGGTTCTTTTGTGTCTTTATCTTGGCAGTATACAATTCCACGTACTTCATCATTAAGCAAGAAAGCCTCTATATCAAAATCCAAATCGTCTAATGTTGCATAAGTCTTGCAATACTCATTACGTTCCCTAGTGCCTTCTCTTACGAACAACTCAAAATCGTTGAATAAATCTATTTTGAGTATCTCTAGGTTGTTGCTTTTAACAACATCTAGAAGAGATTTCTTGACGTTCATCTTGCTCATTGCTTATCCTCCTTAATTACTGGTTCTTCAATAATGTATTTACCTTCAATTTCAAATGGCAAAACGTTAGTAATATTTGCTCTATAAACTTTACCATCTAAAGCCTTAAATAAAGGATGAATAACAGTAGGTAAATGAGGAACACATTTATTGCAATGATGCACAACCTCAAAATGTCCATTTGAGCCATCACGCAATTTGCTTCCACAACACTCACAACTACCTATTCTGTATTTAAAATATGTACGTGATAAAGCAGATTCTTTTCCACAAATATCACACTTTCCAAATTCCATGTATGCCATATTTTCTTCTTTTTACCCTCTCCCTGTTACCGAGGAGAGGCTGTTTTTCTACTTTATTAATATAATCTTCTAATGTTCCTATTTTATAATTTTTTAGGTACAAAATATCTGTAATTTAATGCTAATTCTTCAAGCAAATACTTTACATCATCAGCTACTAATTTAGCAAGTTCAATTGATGAAATTGAAGGATTTGCAGCTAATCTTCCTTGAAGTGCTGTTAGAGTATAATTGTATGCATATATGTCTATTGCACACTTAAATTCTTCATAGCTATTTTCTGTAATAGCTTTCAAATCACTAAGCCAAATAGCCAATTGTCTATGTTCTAAAGAACAACCATTATTACAATTTTCTTGCTCTTTAGCTACCTTTTTGCAATGTTCTATTGCTTCATTTAATGTCATATTCCTTATATTTATATCCCATAAGGGATGGTTGGTTACTATGGTGTCTTCGTTGTGTATTTATCAGATGAAATGTGCAGAAACACATAATCGCCATCCGTAGAAGTATTCTCAATACCATAAGAAACACCTTCTGCTTTATCAAATACAAGCATTTCACAATCTCCACCAGTAATGTCAATGTAAGATTTTAAATGCTCTATCAACTCACTTGCTTTCATATTACCATCTATTTCTCTCCTTTGCAGGATGGTTAATTATAAATAATAACACAATCATCATACACTGAAACCTCATTAACATTTAGAGGGTCTCCGTTCTCTTGTGTCCCATGAGAATAAGGGAAGTTGACTTCCATACTCTTATCCTCAACCTTTGATAATTCGTCAATTAATTCTTGTACTGTCATGTTCTACCTATTTAAATCCTTTCTTCAATCTTATACAATAATCAACAGCTTTGATTGCTAACCAAATAGCATGCTTCTGCTTATCGTCAATAAGATTATTTCGAATCTTAAATAATATTCTCTTTGTTTCTATTGCATTCATATTCGACCTATTTGCCCGAAGGCGGTTAATCACCATATTGATATAATTCTTCACCACTTGAATCATACCCACAACAAGGACATACCCACCCGTCTATTATGACGGACTTTTTACACTTAGGGCATAAACCTCTGACTTCATAAAATGACTCTAAAGCATATTGACAAGCTTTCAAGTATTCCAATTCTTCCTCGTCAACTTGATTGTCAGCTTGGTTGTCAACAAGTGCTTTATATTCATCCTTGTCTAAAACTACAACTTCTAACGCCATACCTACAACTCCATTAATTGTTTTATAGCCATAAAAACAAAACACAAGCCTATAGCAAAAACAAGCAGCCATTCATAAGTATACCATAAATCTCTGCAAATTCTTATGCCTACATACATAAATGCTATGCCTATAGCTATGAATATTATTGATAATATTACCAACATACCTACACCTCCATTTTTGAGTTGATTTTAAAAGCAAATAGGATATGCTGTAACTCGTGGACGTAACTGATATACCCTCCCATAATATCATTATTTATTGAAACAGACCAACCAATACCGCCGTCTGTGCAAAGTTTAATTCTTGGAATACGACTATGCCTAAAGTATATTTGTCCCTTACTCCATCCATTCTTAAGAAGAATGGCAGATGTAAGGAGCACTGGCTTTATATCCTCAACACCAACAAAGTAGTACACCAATCCTTCTTTATGGCAAGATAAGTCAAAATGGCATCCGTCTCTTGGCTCTTTGACAATCATTACTTTGTTGTCATACTCAACAATATCGCCAATAATAAATTTCTGTTTCATACGCTTTAATATTTGCTATTAATGAAATCCTTATACTCACCTATCGTGATTTCCTTGAAATCAGAGTTGTGCTTCTCGGCTCGGATGCTGTCATCAAAGTAAACGAAAATGCGGTCTTTGTGACGGAGGAGCTGAGTAATAGAGAAACGGCTAGCTTGAGAGACTTCTATATTCAGTTCACTCATTACCTTGAAATGGTTAGCAACTGATTTATAGGAGAGAAGAACGGAGGCTATTGCCTTGCCTTGCTTACTACGCTTGTTAGGCGCAATAGCTACATAGTAACCGTCTTCCAATTTTACACCGTCTATCTTCTTCCACACCTTCTTATCTAGCGTATCGTAACGCTCAGAAAGAACCCATATAGCGGTAATCTCGTACACTCTTGTGAGAGTTCTGTTAGGCTGATAGCCCTGATATTTTTCAAATTCGAAGCCTACGGCTTCTTCAACTCTTTTCATGTAGGCTTGATGCTCTTCAAATTCTGCATCGAGAATACTCTTAATGTATTGATAAGCCTTTGTCCCTTGTTTTGCTTCGTACAACATACGCTTTACTTTTTATAGTTGCTATTCTCCTTATACCCACCACTTACAAGCCATTGACCAAATTGTTCAAGGCTTTCTATGTTATATATAAGACTCCATTTGTTACCTATATCATCAGTTGTATAAGCTATAAAAGTCTTATGCGTGAGAACATTCCAACAGATTTCCAATCTGTGTAAAATGGTTTTTCTAAAATTATATCTTGCTGCCATACGCTTTACTTTTTTAAAGATGTATATATTCGTTCACTTCACCCAAAACCTGTGTTAGCAGGCTCTTTAGAATCTTCAATTCATCATTCGAATATGTAGCTATTGGATAACCATCAAGGGTAATATTACCACAACTACGACTTATCTTTAACGAGTGTTTATTTTCTTTCATATTTCTTTTTTGCTTCTTAACTTCTTTGAATATTACATGTTTTCCGTCTGAACGGTCTTCCGGTTCACACTGAAATCCATCTGCCCAATCATTATATGTCGGGTTATGACACGTATCATCATGGTCGAACAAACATCCATCGCAACCATTCTTCTCAACTGCTTCAAGAATAATAGTTACTCTCTGCCCTGCTTTAATCTCTTTCATAATCAAAACGCTATTCTAAAATCCTTACCTTTCAAAGTAGGTCTCTTTTTGAGAACAAACTTCTTTAAATCTTCAAAGTCTATCGGGAAGAGCGCACAATATTTATACTTTAATGTGTAGACGAATCTTCCGTTGAGCATAACATCGAATGTGAATGTCTTCATTGGTCGCCTACTTTCTTTTTAGGAACATACTCATCTAACTCATCGTCAAACTCATAGCAGTCTGGGCAGTAATGCTTATCGCCAATTTCTACCCATTCGGATTCCATTGCTTGTTCTCTAGCAGTACAGATGTCCACCCAACAGTCAATGCCATCATCCACACCATAAGTCTTTCCGCATCTGTCACATACAACAGAGTACATTGTTACTTCCTTAATCATGATTGCCTCCTTCTATAATTAAGTCAAACAATTCATCTGCGTATATCCAACCTGTCAAATGATACGCTTTGACTTGCTCGTTCCACATTTCTTGATAAATGTTACAATCGGTCTTGGACATCATATCGTATAGGTTGTAAAGATTTCTATAACAGCAGTCTATTGAGTATGCAAGAACTCTTCCTCTGCCAATTTGAGGAACTTCGCTAGCAGGGTGACACAAGCTCTTCTGGAATTCATTGATAGCCCACTTAACGCCATCCTTAAATAATTCTGCGCCAAACTCTTGACAGAAATGATGCTGACCATCAACCTCTGTGTCTTCATCATAAGACATCATAGGCAAATCTTGCTCATACAAGTCTGCTGCTCCTCTTGCGGCTTCATCTATTTTCTTATCATCTAAAACCATTTTATTAAGCTTCATAACCATTATTACGTAGTTCATCAATTAAAATCTTAACATCTTCTATAGATTCTCTTGCGAGAGTTCGTAGATGAGTTCTGCGAACTGCTTCAGGGCAAGCGCATCTATTATCATGTTCATAATCTTCCCCTCGTTGTTTTACTTTATCTCTAAACAACTCGGCAGATTTCTCATACAAAAAATCTAATTCTATTTCAGATAATTTCATAATCAAACCTCCTCTTTAAATTCGGACTAACACTACAAACCTTTATTTCGATTATCGAAAATATGCTCACAAAAAATCTTCTTAAGTACTTTCATATACCTAATCTTTTATATCTTTAATATAGCACCACTTTGTGATGTTGTTTCTCCTTACATAATCTTTCCAATAAACAAAAGAGTAAAGATAATCAGCTTCGTACTTAATACCTCCATCGTCTCCATCATACCATTCTGTAAGAATCCATTCTTCGTAGTTTGGAGCTTCTTTTGCAGAGTACCATTTAGTCATTGTTCACCTCCTTCCTTATCATAAAGTAATCTTCTTCAACTTTATTATGTAAGTAGTATAAAAGTTTTAACTTTGTGAGTTTTTCTAACTTTCTTACTACATATTTTATAGTATTAGGACTTATATAACCGTCAGTCCAACCTCTTTTCAAAAGCCATTTAGTACTCTCCTTGTAGAATAACTTCTTGCATTTTCGTTTATTCATTTTCAATCTCCTTCACATAAAGTTTCGTTAACCTCGTCATTGTATGTATGAGTAACCGGATTGTACTCGGAATGGGTTGCATATACCCTACCTTTCCGGTTAGTGAAATAGATAGCATTTCCTTGGTCATAAAACCTGTACACTGTTATACTATCAACAACAAACAATTTCTCGACCTTGAATTTGTCAACAGAATCCGAGATTTGGACTCTTGTACCCTTACCTTTGCAACCTACCAAAATGGCGGCAACGGCAATTATCATAAATACCTTTTTCATATCAACTTCTTTTCTTCTTGACGAATCCGTTATTCATCATAACCTAATATGCTAAAGAACTCATCCATTTTTGGATTTAGATTATTTGCCATTAACATATATGCCGGAACGGAGCGACCGATGTTGCACTCTAACTTCAATGCATGTATCATTACTGAAGCTTGATGGCTTGAAATCTTAATCCTATCCAATCTGGAAAGTATTTCGCTCTGCGAATCTGCATTACGAAACACTTTCTTGATCAGACTTTCTATGTACTTACGCTGCTTGTCCGTCATTGCTCTTATTGTGCTCAAGAGACTCAACCAAAGCCTTCAGACCTTTGAAAGTAGCATCCACCAACTCCTTGCTATCGGAAGCATCAAAATACCAATTTCCAATAATCTTGCTATTATTTTCGGCAAACATCGTAATACTCGTATGAGTATTTGAAGACGACATCTGGATAGACTCCTTTGTTCTACCCATGAGGCTAGCAATCTTTGCCAACACCTCTACATAAACATTATTCTTTTCCACTTTCTTCTTACAGTTTTTGTGGTGTGTCTCACCTTTTCAAATTAATAACCTTGTTTCTTAACTACGATGCAAAGATACAAAGAATATTTGAAACATGCAAATTATTTAATGTATTTCTTTTATCATTTAACACTCTATAATAATGCGAACAAATAATTTGCTGACGTTAACACAAAAATCCCCACCACTACATTATTATATATAGTGATGGGGCAAACATTTAAAACAAAATAGCATTATGGATTTCTTCGATTACTATCTAGTACTTTCTTTAATTCTCCATCTACATCAAGTACTCCACCTTGCCAATCGGACTGAATATCTAAACTAAACCAACCACCTTCTTTTGTGCGAGCAAACCAAATTTCATTCTTATCATACTCTTTAATAACACAACCAATGAAATAATCAGTTGTTCCATTCCAGATCCAACTACACACTTCTGAATTAGTCTTGAATGCTTGCTTTACATAATCCGGTGCATAAGCATATAAAACCACGTCCTTTATGATTGCCTTATACAACCTAGAGCAACAGACCTTACCATCATCAAAGAAAGAAATAACCTCACCTATTTTAGGTATACGCTTTATATCTTTCATTTTAAATCAAGTCCTCAACATAAGCCCATTTATAGATGGCGTTGGACTCCGTAAACTTCTTCCACCATTCCTCACCCATGAAATTCAGATGCTTGAAACGCTTGCGAACCTTGGTCAAACCGACAATGCGTCTGTTGTGCTCAGGCAATTCTTCTACCGGATGCCAAGCACATTCCTTTTGGCATTTCATTCCCAACTCCAAGGCTTGTTTGGCTATCTGCCTTGCACCTTGATTAAAATCTATCTTATCAATCATTAATTCTAAGTCCATAATCAGATTGCTTTTATATTAACTTTGTCATCAAAAAACGCTTCTAGCACTTCCTTGGCTTTAGCATCTGCTTCATCCAAGTCTTTGCATTTGACTACTTGAACACCATAACCTATAGGGTTACGCAATTCATAAATACCATCAGCCTTTACCAAGCGAAGGAAAATATCTCCACCTTTGAAGCGGTACGAATATCCTCCTGTTGCCTCGTTCCATTGTCTAACTATGTTCCTCACCGCCATAATATCTTTGCACTTTTTCCAATGTAGCACTAGCACCCCTAATGTAGGCTGCGATAATGACATTTCTATATAGCTCACTATTTTCCTTATCAATTCCTACCAAGCCTTCTGTTGATTTCAAAGGCTCAATTGTAAATTTATAAGCCTCCTCTACTATCCAGCTAGGGACTCCATTTGAAATCAAATTCTCACAATACTCATTCATAATTTAACCTTTTAAAATTAGTGGATGAGAAGGGATTCAAACCCTTCTTGGTGGCAATACCTCCCCAGTGACCCAGTACACGGAATGTTTAATCAAGAAATCCGCTCCAAGTTTGCGAGGGTCGCATTGCTTTCAGTTGCCAATGCCACTCATCCGTTTGTCAGCGACAGATGCGAATTTGAAGACTGTGCACCATTCCCAACCTTGCCCAAGGGTTTCTGCCGCTGACTTATAGGCATTTGCCAATGATTGCCGACAAATTTCAAGTGTTCACATCTTACGATGCGGTATTAACTATCTCCCTGCCCAAGGGAACAACCATTAGCGATAGGCTATTTGTAGTTATGAAACTTCAAATAAAGCCGTGCGACTCCTAAGTTTACCATCCTGCCCCCACGCAAGGCATCACACGGCTTTGACACGTGGGTATTTGGTAGATTATGGAATCCTACCTTATCTTTCTTATATCATTCCGCTGCCAACCTGCAGCCCAATCTACCGGAGCTGCATTACAGCAGTGAAAAGATGTATTCACATTATACAAGGCAGCTCTGAACTCATCCAATTCTTCTGCCGTGAACGGACAATCCTTGTTTACTCGCCTTTTCATAATTTCACAACTTTATAACCAAGCCGACTTGCAAGATCAAGGAACACATTAAAGTCTTCCTGCACAAACTCTGTTCCTGACACTACTCCATTTTCCAAAGTGAAGTAACGCTTTGTATTGTAAAGCGTATCCTCCAAGCAATAAGTTTCTTTCATTTCTTCTTTCTAATCAATAGTAAACAACCTTTCGACTGGTCTCTTTGTGATATTCGGGTTAAGAGAGTTTGTAACTTCCTTTTCCCAAACACATCTGAACTCTTGCGGCATCTGGTACTCGCTGATAAATACCTTATGACCTCTTCTAGCCATTTCCATGCACCATATATAGAAACTTTCGTAATCGAAGTTCTTTGATACATCATACTTTTTCGTAGCTTTGTAAGGCAAATCGCAATACACTATACTCCTATCCGGTATCACAAGTTCATCATAACTGCCGCTATAGAACTCAACACCTTTGAGAAGAGGCACATCACGCATTGTATTTTCTATCTGCTCCCTTATGTAATCTCTTGCCTTTCCGTTCTTGCCGACAACATTATGTCCGCTATAGCCACCATCAAAGAAACGACCATTAAAGCTAGCCATAAACCCTATTAGTCCGACACCTGCATCGGTAAAGAAATTATTCTTTCCGTGATAGCAATCTCTTGCAAAGTTATACAACGTCTTACTAATATGGTCGAAGACAAATCCACCATCCAGAAGATACTTCCACATTTCGATAAGATACTTATTCTTATCGTTGGCAATCCTGCGATACGTGTCCGGAACGTTCTCAATAACGCTACAGCCACCACAGAAAGCATCAACAAACGTATCATGTTCCTTGTCCAGCATAATCGGCAATATTTCATGCACAATTCTAGCCTTACTACCCATGTACTTCATCCTATCAACTTCTTTATCATTTTAACACCTCGCTTGCCAAACTTTCGCTCGACAACCGCATTGTAACTCACTCCATCAATGGAACACTCATGCGGATAGCGTTCTTCAAGCCAGTCTGTGAACTTCAGAAAGTTGAAGACCAACTCTTTTCTCGCTAAAAGAAACCGCATATCAATGAACTTTCCAAAGCTTACACCGAAGATTTTCTGAAACTCATTACCTATCGGCAAGAACTCACTTGGTTCTATTTTCATCAGCTTGCTTTCTTAGATGTCACACTCTCCAAAGGATAGTCACTCTTCATAAAGTCACTAATTCCTATATAAGTTCGCTGTAAATCCTTCTCATCGTCCTTCAGGTCTTCCGTTGCGTTGATAGCAGCCTCATTCAAAGTCTGTTCGTCAAAGACACCTTTTCTTACCTTATCGAAATAAGAAAGAATTTCTTTAGTCATCAAATGGTCAGCCAATCTCTTGAAATCCTTATCCATCACCAATGCCATGAAGTCATAAGAGTTTTCAAAGGCCAAGATAGGAGCAAAGTCCTTGAACGCTTGCATTAAGTTAACATGCAGCTCTTCATACAGTTTACGGATAATATTCTCGTAAGTCCCCAGACAAAGGTTTGTGAGATTATAAAGGATGATTGCATTCGAATAAACACCGGACTTTTCACCAATCCCTAAGTTCTGTAATCTTAAAGCAAGCTTATCTCGCAGCTTATACAAGTCTCCACTAATCTTGTCATAGAACGTCATTGCGAATTCTTCATTAAAATCTGCATTAGGAACATAAGCGTCATAATACTTAACCACCTTGCGAAGGTTCTTCTTACAGTCCACCCACTTCTTCTTAACTTCAAACCTAACGCATTTCTTCTTCAGAATACTCTTTTCGATTTTCTGCATAAAACACTCTGCTAAGACCATTTCGACATATACATACTGCTGAAGATATGCCCTAGTAACGACCATAACCTTATTCACTTCCGTTTCGGTCATTCCATTCGGAACACTGATGATTATCTTCTTGCCACCTACGTTCAACAAGACTCTTCTGAAACAATTTACACTAGGCATGATGCTTTCTGTTTGAATATTCAACAACCTTGTTATAGCACTCTGTTCTCACCAAATCCTCAACCCTATTCAATGTGCAAACCTCATGGGTATCATTCATATTGACTTGTGGGCAGCAAATCTGATAAAAATACTTTGTCCTGATGGTAAAACCAAGCAACTTGATTTGTTCCTTGAATACCCGACCGGACACCACCTTATCAAGTTTCTTCCTGCCTTCGAAGAGATTCAAACTCTCCTCTCTACGATAAACAATATCGGTCTTAACCGAAAAAATCTTTCCGATCATAACTATGCCTCCAAATTTCTAAGCGTTTCCAGACCCTCATCATTATCAACATCATAGCCAATATGATATTCGTTGCCTATTCTAGCACCAACATATACCTCTTCTGCATCCAAGATATAACGGAACATCTGCTCACGCACCTTTATCTGCTCATTATCCAAGCCTAGCTCATCAAAGCAGTCTTCTTGCAATGACTTGTATGGTTTCGTTCCCATATATGAGACATAAGCCAGCTTGCCTTCCTGATGCAATGGCTTCCACTTCTCCCACCAATGGTTGCGGTACTCCAAGATACCTCTTTCTACTCCATCGGCACAAACATGTTTAACTATTCGTAATTTCATTATCTACTTTTTTTAAAACCACTTTAACTATCTTCCCATCACACTTGAACACACGAGACTTAATCTTGTATGTAAGGTTGTTAATCACAACTTTATCCCCTACACAAGGCATAAAATGGAAATCGTAATTTTTCCAAATGATATTTCCTTCATACTCGAATTCAACCATTTTTTATGCTTTCTAATGCTTTTTATATTTATCTAACATTACTGAATTAATCTCAGACCAAAAAGTTACAATTACGTCTTTTGAATCAACATTATGTTTCTGTGCTATAAAATTTCCAGCACTGACGAAATCAAAATAGCCATCAATCGTCTCTTGTGTACCAGTACATGTTCGTGTTATGCCTTTCTTGACATACTTAGCCACAAAATAATAGCATTTCTTCATCGCAATAACTCCATAATAAATTCGTTACGCATCGGCTCAACGATGCTTGCGTACAAACACTGCTTATCTTCCGGAATATCATCCGGTGTAATAGAGAACATCAACAAATATGACATCGGAATCTCCAATACCTTGCATATTGCATCAATCTTACTCTTACGTGGAAACGTTCTTCCAGTCTCCATAAACAACATATTTGTCTCACTACAACCGATAGCCTTACTCAGTTGTCGTTGGGTCAAGCCCTTGCTCACCCTAATTGTCTTAATCGCCTTTCCTAAATCCATTAAAACCTCCTATTTTAAATTTTCAAATCTATTCTTAATTGCAATCATGGCATCCTTGACTCCATCCTTATATCCAACAGAATACAAGGAACAATCCTCTTCGCTCGGTTTTCCGGTTTTTGATTTCAAAAACTCTTCTATCTCACGGAAGCCATACTCCAAGAATCTGAGAAACATAGCGTTCTTCGTGATAGCTGGTCGTAGAACATCTTTAACCCAATCCCAGCCATCACCATAACCTAACGTGAAATTTGATTTTCCACAATATCTCACTTTCGGCTCATCCAACCATTGTTTTATTATTTCCTTTTTTGTCATCATTCCCAGTTTTTATGGTGTGTCTCACCTTTTCAAATTAATAACCTTTATTTCTTAATTACAATGCAAAGATACAAAGAATATTTGAAACATGCAAGCATTTTAATGTGTTTCTTTATTTTATTAATGTATTTTAATTATTCAATATGATTTCTACCATTTATTTTAAAGTTTTTACATTTTTCTCTTTCTCAAACACTCTTGCTACTATCACCTATATCCTTAAATTCGTCTTACCATGTTCTTTAACGTGTGCCACACGCTTTGTAGTTTTTGCACCTTGCAGCAATTTCTGTCAGTCTCTTCCCTTGTACTTTCGTAGTGCTACCTTTCTTGCATTTCAAAACATTTCCTATACTTGTATTTTGTATTTCCAAGAAATGGACGCAACAAAAACAACTTCTAAAATTCTTATCCATTTGACATTTCCTTTTTAAGTTTCTTTCTTTGAGCCAAGAACATAACAATCTCCTCGAAATCATCGCAATTCAAGAGCATTTGTCCGACCTGCCATTCCATGGCTTTCTGCTTGGCATCCTCCATACCCTTTGCAAAAAATGTGATTTGCTTCGCTTGGCTTCGATTCTCTACAGTCACTTCAAGTGTACCGAATTCAAGTTCGGTAGTCTTCATACTGAGACCTTCATCAAATAGCCTCAATAAATGATTTAAAAGATTACTTCTTTCCATTTTTCAACCTTTCGTTTTCTTGTTTTAATAAATCCTCAAACTCCTTACGCTTTGCTCGCATATTCTCGAACCATTTACTTGGTGTTATAGGACACCCCATAAGCCAATGGTCAAAGTTTGGAACAGGCAAATTGAACTCACTAGCTTCAATAGTATAATCATACCATTTCAACAACTCTTCCTCTGGAGCATCCTTGTCTATATCAGTTACAATAGTAGCCATATCGAAGGTAAAATCACCGCAATTGGCTATTTCTCCAACTTGGTCTCCTATCCAATATGTCTCCGGATTATCCAATCCATAAAACTCATGCTTCTCACAGAATGCCTTCAAGTAAGCATTACAAGCATTCTCGTAATCTTTCTTCAATTCTTCCTTATCCATAATCATAAATCCTTAAAAAGTTTCTTAACCTCGCTCTTCTCCACCTTTGGATGGGAGCACTTCACAACTTGCGCTCTTGGGTTGTGCCTTACCTGCCATTTGCAAGTGTTGCAACCCAAATCGCCAACTTTATTAATAGAATTGGTGTATCTGCCTTTCTCGCCATAGGGACAATCGGTAACGAAATCCTTTCTTCCCCAAATAAACTCCTCCACCTCGTAAAGAATAACCTCACTTTCTTGAGGCTTCTTTTTCTCTTTTATAAATATCATCTACCTAATCTCTATCTTAATATTAAACTTATCCTTAATCCTCAAATTGTCAGAGCCGTCAAGCATCAATGCAGCAAGCATGTCGCCAACACTTTCTTTCATGGCTCTTTCGGTGTATTCCCTATAATCAGCTTCACTGTCTTTCGACTGGTAAACATTGATAGCCTTGCTATCCGTGTCCTTGACAATCACACCATTGTCGCAGAAGCTTACTTGAAAATGTAATCTTTCCATCGCTCTTTAAATTAAAACAAACATAGTTGCCCGTCATCGGCAATCTTAATTTCGCTCTTAGAATACCAAAGTTCCTCAAAAATCATTTCCATGCACGCTACAACTATAGAGTTTCCAGCAGCCTTTTGAAGACTTGACTTCGACACTCCACTTTCAAGCATCTTGTCTATGTATTCTTCGTCAACGTTCATTAAGCGGAAGAGTTCTCTCGGAGTCAAACGCCTAATGCGCAACCTTGTCTCTCCAAGCACAACCAAGGAGTCCTTGCTCGCAGATGTAATGGTATTGGCTATGTTCTTTCCAAGTTCGACCTTTGAACTATGCTTTTCGCCTTTTATCCACTTCCCCTCAGAACGAGTTCTTATAGCTGCACTCATAGGTTCTTTCAATTCTTTCGATACAAACTTCTCTTTACATAGCAGGGCATCGCTCAAAAAGTACTTCTCGTCCACATTTTCCTCCAAGACATCAACTAAGTGTTTCTCCAGCTTTATCTTTCTCGGAAAATGATAATCTATCTTATCACCATCGTTTCGTATAGAGAGCATGAAGACACGCTTTCTGTTCTGAGGAACACCGAAGTCAGCTGCATTTACAACCTTAGCATAGTTAACATACCCGTAGGATTCTAGCTCCTTGCGCCACTTGTTGAAGTATCCGATGAACTTTGTTTGAACCAAAGCCTCAACATTCTCCATCAATAGGTATTTCGGTCTCTTGGTAATAATGGCGTTTCTTGTGAACCAAAGGATAGAGGAACGGGTGTTACTTCCCTCTTCTATTCCTTTCTGCTTTCCGGCTTGTGAAACAGACTGGCAAGGTGTTGAATATGTCAACAAGTCAAAGTCTTCAACCTTGCTCCAATCTATCTTTTTCATATCACCAAAGTTCTTGCCGGACAGACTAGGAAAGCAAGCATTATGCAAAGCTATTGCACTTGGCCATATCTCCGACCAACCGATGCACTCGTAATCGAAATCAAAATGTTTCTTCTTCAGTCGCTCCAAAGCCATCAGTTGAGAGTCATATCCGGCACATACTTCAAATGTCCGTATCTTCATTTCTCCCATAGCTTCTTTCTTTTCCTTGTTTCTTTAATCAACCTCACATACACATGAGTAGTTTATATACGTAAGTGAAATATACTACGTATATTCCCTTACATTTACAAGCTCCTTTACGCACGCAGGTTATTTATTGATTCTCTCTCTACTATTATTATGTTCGATTTTTTACCCACTTCATCTTTCGTTCAATAACTTTTTGGTTCGTTCCGCTCTTCGACTTAGATACTTGGCTCTTAAGAACCTTATATTTGTTAGCGCATCGCAGTTGACCTTTTCGATATTTTGCCGAAATGATGATTAGATTTCCGAACGCATCATAGTAATGCCAATTATTAGTACAAGCACATGCGTCTATTCCAACTTCTGTGCATTGAACTATTTTTTTTACAGCACCAGACTTAACAAGCTTCTTGATAGTCTTCCCTACTTGGTATCTAGTTGAACAAGTATCTTTCATCATTCTGGCGTATGAATAACTTGTGTACTTTTCATTGAATGGTCTTTCCAACATACGAGCTTCCGTTTTTTTGGCACTACGTACACTTTTAATCGTATTTCCGTTGACGGCTCTACAATGCGTATTGGAGACATTTTCAATGACATTGATTTTGTTACTCACAACGACATCACACAAAAGACTTCTCAACTGAGGCAAGGTCAGTTTAGTTATCTCGCATCGTCTTGTCTTGTAGCTGTACTGGAAACTGTCATACAACCTGTTCGCTATGATTCTCTTCACACCGAACTTATTAGTTTCGATTCTACAATATCCAAATTTAACTGATAAATCCAAATATTGCTTGAAATCTTTCTTGTTGTAACCCATCGCTTTAGCTGCTTGATTTGTAGAGCCAAAATGAAGGTCTGATGCACGGAATAGAAATTTTATCTTTAAAGCAAAACAAAATCCCACCAAGCGATTCTTGTCGCCCAATGCAATTTTAGCTTGCTTGATTCCAATTCTAATCTGATGCATAATGACTCGTTTCCTTATTTGTTTAACTTATCTGTGTTTCGCCTACTCCAGCAATTATAGCCCATAGCAAAATTAGAGCTATCTAAGAGTGTTTCGACTCAAAATAAGGAATCTAAAAAGAAATCCTTACCCTTCATTCGTCTGACACCGAAATCTAGGTAAGGATTATCGTGATGTGGCTTTCGCCACGGAAAATCTTATTGATTCTTGTAAGCGTGTCAGCACCAACAAAGCACGCTGCAAAGATACTAATTTGTTTTCAAACTGCAATAGCTTTAGTGTTTTATTTTATTCGGATTGCGCATTTTTAACACATAACACTATTTTAGTTACATATATAAAACTATAAACACATTAAAACACTTGCATTTTTAACATCTAACACTCTAATGCATTTCCAAGATAAAAAAAAAGAGCAACCACCATCACTGGCAGCTGCTCCATAAGTTGTTACCTAAAAACCAATCTAAAACCTTAATAACTAAAAACCAACCTAATGAAAAAACTTTTTCTTATATCTTACCGTGAGAAAGAAAATCACTGCTACCAGCATCAAGGAAACGAGCCAAAAGGAAATCATACCGAATTTCCAATAGAACAAGTCCCATCCCTCCAAGTCTTTCTCAATATATTCCTTTTTGGTCTGGACAATACTCAACTCTCTGTTGAGACTATCCCTCTGAGCCTTGTATATACTCGCTCGCTCTGCTATCTCCTCATAATGAATAAGGCTATCACGAACCTTGGATAGTTCCTTGCTGTCCCTGTATCTAATCTCTATGTGAATAGAATCCTTACCTAGCACCTTACCACTCTCATCTACCCTTGTCTTGACATCATCCTTTATGTATGTGGAATCCTTAACCTGTTTTTCGGTCTGCTCCCAATGATAAGATAGCAAGCTGTCCCGAATAAGCTTGACCCTTTCATTGACGATAGAGTCCCAGTGAGCATAAGTAGTAGTGTCTCGCACCACCTTTTCCACTTCTACATATCTCGTTGTCCGGCATCCGTACATCATCAGCATGATGAAGAAACCTACCAATATGGTAACGAGCCAACGCCACCAATCAAATCTAAGTTGCATATCAACCTCCTTTTTGAGTGCAAAGGTACAAATAAAAACTAACAGGAACCATTTTTTAGTCCTTACTCTCTTTTCCAAAATTTCAAAAGTGAAGAAAAACCACCACCCAATTAAGGATGATGGTCTTACTAATGCCTTAGTTGAGCCTGTATCTCGTAAGATTACCAAGTAATTAACTTTCCGTTATTACATACGAGCTTTCCGTATTGTATATTTCCAACCCTGCGAAGCCATCCATGCAAGTTCACGCTTTGCTTTGGGTCATTGTTCACAATCGCATTGAGAAAGGCAATTCGTGACACCTTCAGCTTATCGAACAACGCCCATTGACCTTGTTTGTATGAATTGATAGCAGCTAAGGTCATATTACCCATGATGCCATCAGCTTTTGTTCCTACGATAGTTTGAATCTTTTGTACGGCTCTGCTTACTCCACTATTGTAAGCGAAATCTACCAAGAGGTTAGCCACCGACTGGTTGTTGATTTGGTCAGCCTTGCAAGCATCCCAATAATATTTCTTGAAGATGTGATGCCATTGTTCATCGGTTATCTTCTTCAAGTCCGATGCGGTCTTGTTTGCTCCATACACTTTACGGAACGTCTCTAGAGTCACGCCTTTCATCGTTGCGCCTCCCCTATCACTCTTTTTGTTAGAATATCCACCCTCGAATGAGAGAATGAATGGTTTTAAAATACTTGAATCTGCCATAGTCTATTTTTCATTTTCGCTTTTGTGTTCGCCACGTTCCCCTATCGTCTTGGTAATGCCAGCCGTGACGAACAAACTAGCCACACTACCAACGAATGCACTCAATCCCATCAGGTCTGTCTTGATAGTGCCAAAGGTCACTACTTCCCACACTAAGATGAAGCAGACCACCAAGAGCATCAAGAAACCTATTAAAGTAACGGACACTAAGAAAAATGCCTTGCTTGAATGTCCGCTATTGACCTGTATTAGTAATTTCAGATACTTTAGCATAACTTAATCCTCCCTGTCTCGATATATAGCGTCTTCCTCTTTTTCTACTAACACTTCCAAAGACTCTCGCTTTCTTGGTGGAATTCTGAGTTGGCATCCATCCTTAATACATCTGTTCCATCGTGCTTCATGCAAGGCAAGCTTCAAATCGTTTTTCTCGTCCCTAAGATTGCGTATCGTTATTCTGTATTGATTGATTTCCTCATACAACTCATCTACTTTGCCGTTGAGATTAACGACTGACTCGTTGGAACGCTCATAGAGAGCCTTCCACTCATCGGCATATGATGATATAGTCTTATTCTCTTCCTGCGATGCAATAGCCGCCTCCTTTCGTTTTCTACTATTATAGTAAAGCAGCGTTGAGATTACACCTGACGCACAAAGAAGATTAATTCCCATCTGTATTAATTGAATAGTTTCCGCTGTCATTTTCTCGTGTTTTTGTTGCAAAGATAGTAATTTATATATAATAATGTGTAAATAGTCTCACCGGATAACTACACAATTAATTTTTGTGCAAATAATCAAATATTTCTTTAAACAAAGTTATATCACATTAAATTGTTTGCTCTACCAAGAATTTTTCCTTAACTTTGCAGAAAAAGGTGAGTCACACCATAAAACTGAATATACATGAGAATTATAGAACAGGAAACAATAGATTATATCAAAGCTCATATTAATGAGCGTCCAAGGTACAAGTTGGCACAAAGAATGGGTGTCAGCGTTAAATTCTTGTATAAAATAATGCACGAATGCGATTGCAAATTCGAGCAAAAAAGACTTGTTCCACAACCCGACAAGAAACGTGATGAACAAATCACAAAATTATATCCTGACCATTCAGTCAGAGAGATTGCTAATATTATAGGTTGCCATCCCTCTACAGTAGGCAAGGCTGCAAGAAGACTAAAGCTTACTCATTCAGAAGAAACTATCGAAAGACTTAAAAAGAATAGTTTGGCCAACTTAAAAAAGGCATATGATAAAGCAACAATAGGCAAAAGGGTAAAAAGCTGGCAAAGAACTATGCAGATGGAGAAATTCAGAGTTATATCCTGTATTCCGCAGCAGACGAAATTCAAATTTGCAGAAATGCCGATAAAAGCATATCATGCAAAGTACCATCTTATAACCAAACATGGGTATTTCGCATTTGAAGATGAGCCATACACCATAGGTTATGACCAGAGTACTCATAGGATGGATGAAGAATACTATAAGAACAAATATGGATTTTCTTTTGAGGAGGATGAAGAATGCCAAGAAGATTAACAAAAGAACAGATAGACTATATTAAAGTCCACATCAATGACTACCCACGAAAGGAAGTAGCCAAGGCTGCTGGTGTGACACTACACACCTTATATAAATATATCACTATTTTAGGTGGCACAAAAATAGACAATAAGTTGAATAGAGAAACCATCAGCCAAATTTCATATATGTATCAAACGATGACAGCAAGGGAAATTTCCGAAGTATTGAACATTCCACAATCTACAATCTTAGGGCAAGTCAGTAAGCTTGGTTTAAAACACAATATTGAAACGATAAATAGAATTCGTAAAGAGCGTAACAAGTCTCTTAGAAACTATTGGAATAAAGAAAGATATGCAAGTAAAGGAAGAAAACTTCACATGCAATACAAAATGGATGAACTTAGAGTTATGTCGGGCAAACCACAAGAAACAAAGTTGAGGATAAGAAAACTCTCCCAAAAGGCTTTGAATGCTAAGATGTATTTGCGAAAGTCTTATAACTATTTCTACTCTAAGGGTGAGCCGTTCATTCTCTGCTATGACTCCGAGACAAAAAGACACCCCAAAGAGGAATACTATACTGAAAAGTTTGGTTTCAAATTTGTGTGTGCTTAATTTCCGTTTGCAGTTCCGTTTGCATTTTTCGTTTTCTGCAAACGGAATTTGCAAACAAGCCTTTGATATTCATGCATCCGAAAGTATGATATTACCTCCTATCACCTTAACTGCTTGATTATTAGAGATTAAAAGAAAGTTTGATAGAGTTATTTAATCTTATCCTTATTATTCGTAACTTTGCAGCCGTAACGTTACATAGAGTTAGTTTAATTAAGGTTTAACACAAAAAGATTATTCTTATGGAGACATCAAAAACTTATGTTTTTAATCCAGAGGGTTCAGGTAACAATGGAGGAATGATGAGCTTGATAGCTCCTTTGCTCCAACAGAGAGGCGTTGATCCAAACGTTCTTCTTGCGATGAAGGGTAATAACGGATTCGGCAATGGCGATGGTTCTTGGTTCATTTGGCTGCTCTTTATCCTTTGCTTCTGTGGTTGGGGTGGTAATGGTTTCGGCTTTGGTGGTCGTGGCAATGGCGCAGGTCTTGCTAACGAAATCAACAATGACTATGGTCGTTCCTTGCTTATGGATGCAATCGGTGGCAATCGTAATGCACTCAGTAATCTCGCTACTCAGCTCAATTGTACTGAAGGACAGATTCAGCAAGCTATCTCTGCCTTGACAACCCAAGTCCAGAACGTGGGCAACCAAGTAGGTATGAGCGGAATGCAAACCATCAACGCTCTTCAGCAAGGTAATATGCAGATTGCATCACAACTCGCTGATTGCTGCTGCCGTGTAAATAACAATATTACGGCTATGGACGGAAACGTCAAGTTGGCTATGTGTCAGCAGACTGGCACTTTGCAGAATGCCATCAACAATGTAGCCGTAGGTCAGGAGCGTGGCTTCTCTAACGTGGCTTACGAGACCCAGCGACAGACTTGTGACTTGCACAACGCTATCAAGGAAAGCACCCAGACCATCGTTGACGGTCAGAAGCAGGCTGAGATGCGTGAGATGCAGAACAAGATTGATTCTCTTCGTGAGGAGAACAGTACCTTCAAGTCTTCCGCTATGACATCACAGATTGTGGGTCAGGCTGTAGCACCTATCAATGCGGTATTGGCTGGCTTGCAGAGTGAGGTGGCAGGTATCAAGTGTAAGTTACCAGAGACGGTAACTACTCCTTACAGCCCGTTTACTGCGGTTCCTAATTGTGTCGCTTATCAGGCTGGTCTGTATGGTTTGAATGCTGTCAACAACGGATTCTGGGGTTAAAGAAAGGAGGCTGCTATGTTATGGATGAGACCTTTTGCATGGGTTAATCGTAACGGCTCGGCAGCTATCGCATCTACAGGCGTGGTGGTGAACACCGAAAATGTCGTTTTCTCGTTCAGAAACCACGCCTTCGTGAATGCCAACTATAGGGGAACTATCTTTGTGAACCTACATCAAGCCATTCCGACAGGTACGACAAATACGCTGCCAATCCTTTTCGAGACCAATGGCGTTACCCAAGCTGTAACTAAGTTCAACGGCAATCCTTTGACGGTAGCCGACATTGCAGGAACTGGAGTTTATCAGTTTTGGTTCGAGCGAGATACTAACACCCTTCAGCTAATGACGGGTATTGTTTAACAATTAACATTACAAAGCTATGTTTCAAGGACTTCGACCTAACAGCATATTCTATGTGCTTGACAAGGGTGAAAACCCAAGTCTTAAAATCGGACAGGTTGTATCGGTCAGCAACCCACAACCTAAGTTCCCGACATATACTCCTGGGCAGTTTAACCCACAACCAATGGAGACTACCGTTGATGTTGTCGTAAAATTGCCTAATGAACAAATGGAGTTCAAACAACTCCCAGCCAACATGCAAATCGCAAACTCAGAAAACCTCGTGGTTTCTGAAAGCCGTGAAGCTATGGATGCGGAAGTCGAGGCTATGTATCGACATGCCAAGGAGATTGTGGAAAGTGAACCATACTATAAAAAAGTAATGGGTGAATGTACAAAAATGCGTGCAGTCTTGAATCCACAAATAGCCAAAGACAGACAACAGGAAGAGGACATCAATAACCTCAAAAGCGAGGTTAGCGGAATGAAGGGAACTCTAACCGATATTAAGTCTATGTTGTCAGTGGCTTTGGAAAAAGTTAATACAAAAAAGTAAAACATTATGGGATACATGATAGAAATTACCGAAAACAAGGTAAACGAAATGTCGGAACTTGTAGAGAAGATGCTTAAGTATGGTGGCAAACTCATGCACTGCATTGATGAAATGGGGGATGACAAGTATGGACGAATGGGTCACAGAAACCCAATGCCGGATTACCGAGACAATTGGGATGACGATGAAGACCGCTATGGTGAAAGACATGGTGGTCGCAGAGGTGGCGGCTATCGCTATTAGTATTACACTTGAGGTGGGGAGAAATCTCCACCTCCTTTAAAAACATTTATTATGAGAAGATACAAAATGCCACTTGATGCATACGATATGAAGCCCGAAGGAATGATTGCATACCTTCGCTACAATGGATGGCACTTCAATAAAAAGATGTGTGATTGGGCTATCACCTTAATGCGCAAGACAAACGCAACGACTGGTAAGCTCGAAAAAGTTGAACCGACAGAAAAAGATACAGTCGAGGAACTTCTTAAAGTCAACAACGTAAAGTTGGAGAATGCCGACAATTACGATTTCGTCTATGTCGCAAACATGGCTAGAGCCGATTTCTTTAAGTCCTCTTTAAAGGATGAAGCTGCTTTGGCACAATTCATTAAGGATATGGTTGATGACCCAGACCAAGCGGACGGATTTATTTTCAATAGATTTTATGCCGATTGCAACCATAATGGTATCGGCATTCCATGGGATGATGTATTATGATTAAACAAGAAATTTACTTGGAGAAATATGATTGGAATGTGATTGTATGTCATGTTGCTAATCAAGAAGAGGTTGACGAGGCTATGGATTTACTAAGTTCCATTGATTGTAAAGGGCAACCATTGTTGGATGCATACGACCACATCTCAACCAATTCACCAAACAAAGGCTTGACATACACAAATGTTTCAAAGAAAACAAGTGTTGTCCTTATCTGTAAGTCAACATCTGAAGGTGAGTATATAAATAGTCTCACACATGAAATGTTTCATGTAGTTGCACATATATGCAACCATCTGGGAATAGATATGCAAGGCGAAGAACCATGCTATCTTATGGGATGGCTTTGTCAGTCGATATTATAGAAGATTTCCTTATAAGTTTAACTTGGCGGGCAGACCTCGGATTTTTCCATCTGCCCTCCTATAAAATTACAAGAATATGAGTTGTTCAAAAATCAAAAATTACCTTTATGAACGTTTTAATGAGGATTTTAACGTTCTATCTGAGAATGAAAATCGAGTTATCATAACATTTGATGATAATGACTTGTCGGTACTCGTAAACAAGAAGAATAATAAATTATTCATTCTCGTTCCGCTAACTAAGATGCATTCGTTTGAATATCATCCGGATTGGATATTGGTAGATGGCGAACGCATCAATAGTAACCTATTTTGGAAGGAATGCGGTAACCAAGTGATAGAATATCAAGGTGATGCCCCTATAGCTATCAAGCAAGACACCATAGAGAGAATTGTTAAAGATTTCATTAAAAACAGATAATGTTTTAAAATTTGCATTAATTTATTTGCAAGACCATCTTTTTTGTCGTATCTTTGCATTGTAATAAAAAATGGTGAGACACACCGGAACAACTGTGTTTTACAAACTTAATTTTCGTAGGTAAAGATATTAATATATCAATATAGAAAAAGCAAAGATATGACAGGAAAAGGATATTTTATCAAGAAAAAAGTATTATTCATTGATTTAGATGATACTATTATCAAGACTATTTCAGGAAACAAATTTCCAATAGATGTGACAGATTTCAAAATCCGTAAAGAGGTTTTGGATAAGATTGTAGAGGTGTTCCCTACTCTTTACTATGTGGAAATAGTTTCAAACCAAGGAGGCATTCCTCAATTCGTTGACGAACAGGATTTCATAGGAAAGATAAAAGCGATTGAAAGCTTTATGCAAAAGTATCTTCGCAATCACACCGGACGCAATATCTTTGTCAACTCTATGTATTGTCCATCAAATGCAGAGATTTGCATGAGAAAGCCAAATACAGGAATGCTTGAGTCATATTCTTCTTGGAAGAAAAGTGAGCTGATTATGATAGGTGATGCCAGTGGAAAAGAAGGTGACTTCTCGGACTCCGACAAACAATGCGCAGAGAATTTCGGAATTGAGTACATTGATGTAGAAGACTTCTTGAAAATGTAAAAACATATAAAAAAGAGAGGCTATCACTTACCTCTCTTTAACTTATAGGAAATGTTCAAAGTACAGGTACAATCCTACTCCGAACCACATTATCAATATCATAGTTGATGATGTCACCCAAGCCATGAAGAACTTATCTATCGTCTTATACTTATAGGAAAGATACAGATAAGTAATGAATGTGCTGTTGATGATTACCAGCATCGCTACTATAATCAAAGCAAAAAACATAAAGTCCTTAATACTCATATACACTCGCTTATCCGTGTTGCGTAGGGCTTGACAGTTACTATTTTCTCTTACTCTTAATGTAGTGAAGAATATCCCACTTCTTCCAGTATCGGCTGTGCCCACGCTTCTTGCACTCGCCATTCGGAATATCGCCCCTAGCGACCATACGGTTCAACGTTGCATCAGAAACGTGCAATTTCTCTTTGACTTCCTCGGTAGATAGCATAGGGTTGAGAGCATACGGCAGATAGTTCTCACAAAGGTCTTCTATCTCATCGCTACTCATTCCGCAAGCAGTTACCTTCTCCCCTCTCTTCTCTTGCTCGTCTGCTCGAAAGCAAGAGTCAGATAACGATTTTAATAACACACCCAAGGTGTGATAAC